TCCCATATTTTCTGGAGCATGTCTTTGGCTTTTTCTTCCGCTTTTAAGAAGCCTTCGACTATCACAGGGTCTTTCGCTCTGCTTCCAGATTCTACTCTATATAGTCTAAATTTTCTCATCGTTGTTACGTTTTTGAATTGTTATTGTTCTTTTATTTCTTCGTAATAGCACGATACCTTATAACCGTTCTTCACGAGGATGTTAAGAAGTGTCTGTGCGCTCTTGTAATAAAGATTCAACTCAATATTTACAATTTCGTCAGAGAATAACTGTTTGTCATTCTTGACGATGTTTTCACAATGCTTCTTGTCAGCAAAGAAGTTATACAAAACGTATCTCTCTTCGCCATTTTGCTCATATTCACAAATGAAGATAGCGAGGGCATTTCCTGCGTAGATGTTTACATCATAAACCTTTTCTCTCTGCTTGATGGTTATCTTACCCATCTTGTCAGACCATTTCCATTGTAATGCCATATTCTTTGGGGTTAAATCGTTTAGTTTCTCTTCCGTAATTTTCTACTTATTTGTTTCAATTCTTCGTCTTGTTCTTTACGAAGTTGTGGCAAATAATCATCGAAATAAGCGAAATCCTCTTTGTTGCGTATTTCATTCCAATTTATGCCCATGTTATAGAAAATTATTCTGCTTATTGCCTCTTGAACACTCTTAACAATCGCCCACCCAACAGAATCTGCAACATAAATTTTGTTGTGATATGTTACAAACATGTCGCTGTTGCAGATACCCTCAAAGTGTTCTGTTGGATATATTGTAACCAAGTCGGTTTCTACGGCTGCGCCTGTTTTATATCCACTGTTCCAGCATGTTACATTACAAGCGTGCCATGTTCTATCTGCAATACATTCCTCTTCTTCAACTGGAATTTTAGACTTAACTTCTCCGTTGGCTATGTTACGGCACAGCAAATCGTATTTCCGTTCAAGAATCAATCCTCTATCATTTTCCAATTTTTTAATATTGGAGCATTGCATTTGGAACACTTTTACCGTATTGTTTGTTATTAATGTCATGCTACTTTCTTGTTAATCTGCTCCACCATATCGTTCAAAATCTCATCATTCAGATTAGAAAACCCAATCTGCACATAAGCACCGACTACAGACTTGCAGATTTTGGCTCTTTCAATGTAATCAAAGCCAAACATGTCCTTTGCTACACGATACATGTAATCTCCGTCAGTGAATGTAATGCCGTAGATAGAAGCGATATTCTTCACCAATGTTTCAAGGTTATTCTTGCGAGTTTCACGCTTTTCTTCCAGGTATGTGTCAATATCGTTCTTTGCATATTCAAGTAAGTGGTCTTTATCGTAGAAACCCCAGCAACCACATAAATGAACATTTGAAGCCTCTTCGCCTTCCTCGTCTTCAATCATGTAGCCATAGACTTCACCGCTAACATACTTATTATATGTTTCCATTTCACCTTCCATCATGGCATACGCCCACTTCTTCCAGTCGCTCTTCTGTTCATCTGTCAGCTTGCGTTGCGGCATTTCCTTTTCAGCTGTTTTCTTTTCAACAAAGGCAAATCCAATAGAAGAGCAGTCCCACTGAGCGTCTGGATGACCCCATTTAGAACCGAGCCACAGCGATATTCCAGAATGTTCATACATTGAAATAGGCAAAGCTACAACCTCACCAGTGTTTTCAAGGAGTAACATTTTCTCGCACATGTCCAATTGATCAGCTATATCTGAAGCGATGCTATCATCACTATCGCTTGTGTCAGCGTCTATATAGCGAGTATATTCTTCACCGCATATAGTTTCTGTATACTCGTAATATTGGTCGCAATAATCATCTTCCTCGCCAGGAACAAGATGAGCATCACGAGTTTTCACAAAATGGTCAATTACAGCTTTGGCAGGAACATAATCATTGAACAGGCTGTCAATTCGTCCTTCAATATCTTGTTCATCACCAAGGTTATATCTACGATGCTCGCAAACAAAAGTTGCGACATTACTCCAATTTCTTGGGTCTTCTGGAGTGTCATCGTAGTATACGTTTATCGTACAGCCACGATATTCTTCTTTTTCACAAAGTTCCATATTGTTTTATGTTTTGAGGGTTGTTTGTTAAATTGCAGACAAAACTGCTTTAGGAATAGTTATATCAATACCACACTCAAATGCCTTGCGCTTCAAGTCACTACAAGCCAAGTTGCATGATATAGGAAGATGCGAAGTGTGTGGCCCATTTGGTATTTTATAGCCACAATGACACACATAGCCATGATTTCCTTCACGGCATAGGAAACCACATTTGCGTCTTAAATCTCTGAGCAATGCAATTTGCTTTGTCTTGGAAATTTTCATATTTCGGTTGTTTTGTTCAATTATGAATAGGCATATTGTGGAGTCCAAAGTTGACCACTTTTACGACTTTAACATTCATTAAAGAAAAGAGCCGTAGCTAAATCAATAGCTACAGCTCCACCCAAAACATAAAAGAACTTGTGAAATATCATTGATTATGTGTGTATCTGCCAACCGTATGAGGGGTCGATTTGCACACTTCCATTCTGCTTATAACCGCTTTCTGGAAAGCCGTGAAAAATCACACCACCATTAAGCATAACAGAGCCATCGGCACGAAGCACTGCAAAATTGAAACAATACTCATCCCAGTCACGAGTCAGTCGAACCTTGTCAGCATTGTTCCACGTTAAGTACGAAAGCAATCGCATCATGCAGTTGCTAAAAGTCTGATCACGATGTTCACGAGAAAGCTCCATAGCTTCCTTGAACCTTTCCTTACACATTATTTCAAACATGTCGTATGAGTTTTAGAATTTACTTGTATTGTTCTTTGCATCCAGTTTGGCTTGCACCAACTGGCAATGGTTAGACCACCACAGGCGATAGAGTGGGGTTTGTATGTTTAGATAACGCTTCAGCACTTTGCGGTCAAAACGTAGCATCAAATCACGGATTATGAAACGGATGATAACGAACATAATATGTCCGATGATATGCAATGTTCTTTTCATAGTTGTTCCTCCTGTTTTTAATCTGGACAACATTCGCCACGAGGGGAGAGAACATAATCGCAATAGTCACACCATGCGTCACCTTCTCCTACGGTGTCGTAGAAGTTTTCCTCGTTTTCGCACTCTTCGATAAGCTCCATATAACGAGCTACAGACGGATGCTTGGCAATTTTGTGATATGCCTTTACACCTTTGCTGTCAAGTATTCCACACGCCACGCACTCGTCCAGAAGTTTCTCGCATGTAGCTATCTGGATGGGATTGGTATCAGACATAACACCATACTCCACGTTTTTCTTAGCTGGCGTGAAATCAATAGGTCGCAAAAGTCCGTCATAAGTAACTTCCTGGACGGCTTTATGCTTGTTCTCGTTAGGATTGCAGCCAACAAGAGCCAATGCCAGTAATACAGCAGATGTGTAGCGGATTATTTGCTTGCCCTTGCAAGTCAAGATAAGTTCGTAAACTCGATTTAGATGTACCTTTTTCATTTTTCTTTAATGTTTTGATTATTCGTGGTGCTTCGGGAGTCGAACCCGACAATGTGCCATAAGCACCTCCAACGTATTAGTACACACATATCTGTTTGCGTCCAGTGACACGAAATATACGATTTTTCCTCGTCAGCTCAATAACCTTTTGCTCGGTTTCCGCTTCCGTTGCAAAGTTCATCACGCACGGCTGGCGGTACTCTGGAGCATGGATGCGTTTCCAGTTCTTGCAAAACTCGTCCTTGTTGAATGAGCTGTTACAATACTCGTCATGGATAGACCAAAATTCGTCCTCAGTTTTAGGCGTGTAGCCAGTTCTTGCAGTAAATTCCTGTTGTGTCATAATTTGTTCCTCCAGTTTTTTAGATATGTACAGTTATTGTTGCAAATTTTATCTCGCTTCTACGTTCCGTCATTTCCATACGGATGCCACGGAAATTCACATACTTACCAATCTCAGCATGGCTATTACCTTTACCGCCACGTTTGGGCGATGGATTTGTCTGTCCATTCTTGAAAAGACGGTTTACACGTTTAGCCTCACGCAATTCTTCTTCAGACTTGCGTATTCTTCTACGTTCCACATTATCGGCAATTATTGCACGTTTACGATTAAGCGCACCAATGTGATGCTTTGAACGCACCCATACCTCACCATTAGCTTCCACGATTACACAATCACCAAAGTTCGCTACCATTTTGTACCTTTGATGTGGTGTGTCAGGCATAGCAAATCCACTCTTAGCATAGATATAACCCTTGCCGTATTTTTCGTATACAGCTTGCGCCTTACACAAGTCCATTCCCAGCAGATAGGCAAAGTTTACAAGCCATTCTGCGCCCATATCGCTACTATTGTTCACGTTTACAGGCAGTAAGTCTGCTAATCTTGGCATCTGAATAAAATATTTGATTTGTGGCGGTCGGGGAAACGAACCCCAACTTTGCACCATGCCGCCTATTACGCCATACCATACAACGCCTGGCGCATCCGCAACCATTCATGCTCTAATTGGTGATATAGCTGCAAATCGCCCCATATAGGGTCAATTTCACCCATTTTATCCCATAGTGCCTCCATTTCACGCTTCACATACGAAATCACACCCAATGCAATTCGTGAACTTGGCGGAACTTGGATATTTGTCTTCTCATCATACACCTTTCCACAATCTACTACAAGCCAAGCATTAATGCGCTTGTTGTGTACTTTTAACTTATTCATACGCTTTTGAATTATTGGTTAGAAGTGCTGGCGGTGTCGAACCACATACACGCTTTAGCGCATATCCACCCTGTGCAGCACCAACGAAAAAAGTGCTATGTTGTACGTTTTTACGCACTACATAGCACCGAATATCTTGTCAAAAGCCACGCTTTATGCAGCCGCTTTCTCTTCTTTCTTCTCAGCCGCTTTCTTTGCAGCTTCTGCCTTTTTAGCGGCAGCTTCAGCCGCTTTTTCTTCTTTCTCAGTCGAGTTTGCAGCATCAGCCAACGCCTTATCCAAATTCTTCACATAGTCCATCTGCTCAATGGTGGCAGTAGTCCACGCATTGAGAGCAGAAACCACGCTTTCGTCAGACCAGTCCAAGCCCTGTTCCACAACAAGTTTGTAAAGCGGCATACCCTTGGTGATACGGATAACGTCACGGAGTTTGCCTGTGTCTTTCTCGCTTTCACGAACCGACAGGATAGAGTCGGTCAGTACGTTGCCGTTCTTGTCTGTTACCATAATGACGTGGCAAGACAAAGCAGGGGTAATCTTGTTGGCTACACGCTTCTTGCTTTCCTGTGCTGCCTCAGTAGAGTTCAGTTTGTTAGCCTCACGCATAGATACAAGCACAGCCTTAGCCAATGCACGAACCACCGAAAACTTGTCGGTATTACGCACCTTGGCAGTGATGTTGTACATAGTGCCTTTGTCGTTGGCAAGCACGAGAGAGCGAGCCATCAACTTAGTAGCCACATTTACGTTACCATTCACGAGTTCAAACGAAGTTTTTACAAAATTTTCCATAATTTACGCTTTTTGGAAGTTAATATTAAGTTTGTTCAATCGTAGTGGGTTACATATTCGCTATGTACATAACGCCTCCCACCGTGGGAAAATTCCACAGTGTACACGCTTTAGGGATTGCAGAAAACACTTGCTTCGCATTTAGATACAATCCACCCACTGAATTTACAAACTTGTTGTAAAACTTGGTTTCAGTGCTTTTGTTTGTAGTTTCGGACATACTTACTACATTACCAACTAATAACTAATTGATAAATAGCTACTTTGCGCACACTCGCAAAATTTGTGCGCTTTTGCTTTTTGTGTTTTGTCGCTTTATCCGTTTTACGTTGCTGCAAACGTACCTTTGTACGTCTTATTTAGGCACACGGAAAACACACTTTAATAACTAAAATATGTCAGTATGTCGTATGTATCTAAATATCATTATTTCACCACTTGTTATTAATTTCTTACATTATAACTACATTTAGCACATTTAATTACCGCTTTTGACGGCTGCAAAATTACTAACTTTATACGCTTTTACTTGCTTATATACTTGCAACATATATACAAAATATGTTTTATGCTTTTTATACGTTTTCATTACATATAAAAGATTTTATTTTGTTGTGTTATCACTCATTAAAATGTTACGCTTTTTAATAACCAACCTACAAGGCACATTTCACCCTATAAGCCTAATTTGTGGCTATTTTATACGCTTCACCCACACGGATAAAAACACTACTTCAATAAGTCAAAGAACGCACCGAAAAAGCCCTTTTAAGTCTTTAGATATTTGCCACTTCTACAAATGTGGTTAGGGTTTTCGTGTGGCTTTTAGGTAATTACCACTACCTTTGCATTAAATTGTTTGCGGTTTATCATTGGGCATTATATATGGGATAACTGAAAACCGCCTAACAGAGTAACCTCTATTACTTGTTTGTCATTCTTTTTGTTTGACGTTGCAAAGGTATGACAAATATTTGAAACTACAAAACATTTTAGCAAGAATTTTTCAGAAAACACGAAAATGATTTGTAAATGCTTGAAAATCAATGTTTTAGAAAAGTAGAAATAATAAAAACTTTATAAAGCATTGATTTTCAATAAGTTAGGCAATATATAGGACTATTTATTGCACAAAATAGCCTTATTTGTGCAATATTTTAAGGCTATAAACAAGAAATTGCACAAAATAGGGTAAAATGTGCAACATATATTTTTTTCTTGATAATGAACACACACGCACACGATACGCACAGGCGCACAGGTACGCACATACGAGCGCAAGCGTACACACGCACATACGCACACATACATACACGCACACGCAAGCGTATGATACAAATTTATTTGAATGGAAACTACTAATTAACAAACAATAACACGAAAGTTTGAGGTTAATTTATTTAACATTTGAAATATACTCGTAACTTATTGAATATCAATGGTTTGCTTTATCTTTTGTCGTGTGGGTAACTATACTACAAAGGTAGTAAAACGGCTTAAAACGGCTTAAAATAGCCTTAAATCGAATTTACGCAAATTAACAAATAATGTAGTGTTAAAATAAGGTTAAAAGCAAATAACCCTTTGTAATTATCAAAGCGAAACATTATAAAAGGTTACAAAATGATATTATAAAGAACAAAGGAACGGAAACAAAACGTATTAAACCGAAAACGACTAAAAAAGTAAGGTTTTTGTATTGATATTCAATAAGTTAGTAAAAGCAAAGAAATAAGGCAAAAAGTTTCACTTTTTATAAAAGTGAAACGGCTAAAGCGTTGAAAATCAATGAAATAAATAAGGTGGAGGGTATGCTTGTCGGTGCGGATTCCATATATATATTCTGCCCAGAAATTTGAGTTTCGTTTTTGGGCTGGGAAACCACCATAACTCTTCCAGCGTTTATAAAACCTTCATATTTGACTTTCTCAGAATTTTTCCCGACCCCAAAATTTCAATTCGTTTTCTGACAAAATGTATAGCTTGATGTGTGGTTTTGCTTTAATGATAACCTCCAGCTATACATCATTCCCGAAACATTCATTAACAATTTGCAACATATCTCACATACCCCACCTAACAGCCACAAACAAGCCTCATTACATTCCAGAAATAGACATAACCAATTCTAAGCCTTTCTAAGCAACTTTCTGTATAACGATGGATAAGTTGTCCATCCAATATGAGAAATGCCGTCAAATCGAAAATAAAGCAGCAAATAGACTTTGTGTGTAACGAAAAGTGTGCTGGAGATTTGTTGATTCTGTAAAAAGAGCCATAATAACGTAATTTTCTTGCTGAAAATGAACATTCCCAGAAAATATGCTTACCTTTGCCGAAAATTCATAAATTGACTCGTACATCTTCCAGATATGAAAACAAAAAGACAAGTTATAGACTTCTTCAAGTCTAACCATTTCGCAACAGCAGAAGACTGTGAAATGGTTTCTTTATTCTGCCAAAACAATTGCGGACTAACTCCAAAAGATTTCCCGACCGTCACAACTCCAGGCTCCATCAATTCCCAAACATTCATCGAATGGTATCGTAGTGGATTTGGAATTGGCGATATAGTTTTTGAAAAAGAGACTGGAAGCTATTATGTCGTTAGCAATTCATCCACGACATGTATACAGTCATGTGCCATTCTTTCCAATCTTTGTAAAACTGGAAAGAAATGGAAACCTAAAAATGACGAACTTGATGCCACTACCCTGTCAAGTGTTAGCGAAATAGAAAACAAAGCTATGACTATTTCTTTGGCAGAACAAGGCTATGAGTTTGATTACGAGAAAAAGACTTTGCGTAAAAAGTACATACCAGAGATAAACGAGCGTGTAGAATTTTCTCGTGACAACTACATCGGGCTGGGAGTTGTTCGTTCTATCAATCCAGTAGAAAATTCCATAGAGTTCTTTTGTTATTTCATCTATAGCGATAAAAAGATTGGCTACAGTATGCACGAGTCTGGAGTATGCGATGTAATGTCATTCCAGTTTAACCCCATGACCGTAGTAGCCGCAAGAAGGCTTAACAGAGAGCTGGAAAAGTACGGAAAGGTTTGGAATGATAAGTTGCATAGAATCGAGCCTATTGATCCTAAAGTTGCCAAAGGAGAAAAATACTGGTATATTTCGGATAAGATGGCGGTGGTAACGGATAGAGAAAAAGGAACTCCAACGTCTCATTTCCGTTACATAGCTGGTAATTATTTCAAGAGCTATGATGAGGCGTTGGAGTATTTGGGAAAGTTCCATGAACTTTTGCGAGACAGACTTGCGAAGTAAAATGCCAGATTTGCCTGTTTTTAGACGTTCTGGAGGGTTTTTTCTTCTTCTGTGGTAACTTGTATGCTTGAAGTGGAGAAAACGCTCTGAAAGCCGTGTTTTGAGTTCCAATGCTGTATTTTGGCAGCTGAGAACATGTTTGGGCGTAATTTTATGCCCCCATAGGTGTCTGGCTTGTCTTTGGCGAATGTTGAAAAGAAGTCTTCTTGACTGGGGGTGTCTGGTCGGCTATCCAGTTCTTTCTGGAAATACTGGAAGAGCATATTGCGGTTAAGATACTTCTTCTCCTCTTTCACGTCAACAACTTCCAATCCGTCTTCGCTAAACTCAAAATGGTCACATAGGAAATTGTAGATAAGCTTTTCCATAGGTGACAGCTTTTCCCAAGTTTCATCTTCTGCTGAATGTTCGATAATGCTGGCGATGTATTGCTTGTTCAATTCACGCTCTGTATTTACTTCACCATCTTTTGTTCGTCTTGACCGTTTGGATGATTGCTGGAGGTTGCCCATAGGTTCCGCATTTGGATTCTGTATCTTGCCCCAATCAATCTGGCAGACTTTCTCCCCATCGCCAACAAGTTTGAAATCCCAATCCATGATGTTGAACTTTGTCAGACGGTCAAGATTGTCTATTGCTGTTATCTCAACCTGTTCGTCATTAACGTAGATGTTTCTGTCAGCAATGTCGGCTCTGGTGTTTGAGATAGCGGTGCTGGCAATATCCTCAACTTCACTCTTCGGAAGAATAAGCTGGGAGGTGTCTACTGTTGATTGTTGCTTGATAAGTTCTCCAGTCTCATCATCGTATTCCGCATCCTGGTCATATCTTGCATGAAGTTCCTGGTTGAAGTTGTAGAGGAACAGCTTGACATCATCATCAAGACACTGGTGAATGTCTTGAATGAAACTTAGAACTTCTGAAGCTGGAAAGTAAGGGTACTCTACTTTTTGGAAATGCTTGCCGCCCTTTCTTATCTTTGGAAGATTATCTGGAAGTTCATCAAATGAATCATCGGTTTCAAATGGCTCAAAATTTTCAGAAAATTCTCCAGCTTGCTGGTTATTTCTTTTTATATATTTATTATTTATTTCTGTTGGTGCATTTAGACCAACTCGTTGGTGCAAATAGACCAACATTTGAGACACCAGTTGGTGCAAACAGACCAACTCTGTTTCCTCAGAAATGTCGTTTTTCTGGCCTAAAAATACCAAATTTAGTTCTTTTGCAGCTTCAGAATCTGGATCAATATTCAAATATGGTGCAAACAGACCAATTAAGTCTTGCTCTTCGTTAGAAGTTGGTCTAAATGCACCAGTTATTTGTGAAATTGGTCTGTTTGCACCAACTTGATTGGTCTGTTTAGACCATTTTTCTGATTTTGGTCTGTTTAGACCAACTTTATCATTTTGGTCTGTTTGCACCAATAAAGTTGGTTCATTTAGACCAATTTGCTGTGAAGTTGGTGCATTTGTACCAAAATTGAATACGCCACCTATCATGCCGAATAAAGTTGGTGCATTTGCACCAATATCAACATATCCCATTTCCTCCAGTGGTTCAAATGCACCAACTTGTAGATGCTCTGAGAACTTATGCTTTTGGTCTAAACTGACCAAGTTGTGAAACGCATAAATCAAAGAAGCATATACATTACCATTGACAGAAACATTGTTTCCGTCTACTTTGATGAGGCGCATTGTCTCCAGTTGTTGAAGCGTGGCTTTGACCTTTTTGCGGTAAACACCTTGCGCCTCACCTAACTTGCTGCATGAAATTTTGAATGTGCCAGGCTTGCCAGCTCTGACACGATACAGGTATTCATCCAGTAAATATGTGAATACTGAATGAACCGCTGCATCGCCCAGCATCATAGCTGCTTCACGATGGTGCTGGGAGTACGGTATTTGTGAGAAATCTATTTGTTCCATATTTCCTTGGTAAAAGATGGAGTCGTTTCAAACGACCCCATCTATAAATTGATTATGGTAATAACTTGCGTTTGGTAAGATTCCTTTCGCATTTTGCTCTTTGGATTGTCTTGCCCCACGATTTCATAAGGCTATCATAGGAATCCTCAAACAATTTACATGTCAAATCGTAGAGCTGTGGCAGCATGTTAAGCTCTTTCTCAATATAGTCCATTGCATTGCCTTTATATACAATGTTGTTCATGCGTGTATATACGTTAATGTGATACTTTGCGTTGAACTCGTTGTATAAAAGATGGTATGAGCCTTTTGCGTTAGCTACACCATTCTTGCGAATGATTTGTGTGATACGCTGTCTCATATCGGCAAGAGAAATGTTTGCCACCAGACCTTCGATGATTTCTTCCTTGTATTGGTTGTCATCGACCAGCTGCTTCACTCGTTGTTGTTCAGTTTTGAGTTGAGTGGCAAGACCGATGATGAAGTCTGGATTAGTTAATGCTTTTTCAATAGCAGCTGGAGTTAAATATCCACCATGCTTGCGGATGGTTGGCAATACCTCGCCACAAACCCAATCTTGGAAAGGCTCTGCATTTTTCTTATCACATCGCATGATGACTTTATATAGGTTTTGCTCGTTGACAAAGTATGTCGATTGTTCTCTCCCCAGTGAATCGGTGACTACAATTCGATTGTACCCACCTCTTTTTAACCTTGGAATAACACCATCAACTCTTAGTTCCAAAACCCTACACACATCTGCTAAACAAAATAGCGGATTGTCGCTTGTGCCAGCAATTCTGATATTTCCGAATTGCTCGTTACTGAAAATTTGAATATTATTCATCTTTGTTTCCTTTATTGATAATTGTTTCACAGGTTTCTTGCACAAGTCTCATATATTCTTGTGCTTCTTCTAAAGAAGAATATGGTGATGTCTTTGCATCGTAGTTCACGCAATATCCAGCACTTCTTAGAATGTTGGGTGCAAACGAATTGATGAAGAATACCAAAACTTCTGCAAGCGTATGTGGAGTTGGAATTGCGAGACCATGACAGCTTTCACCTTCCGATCCATTCTGGAATGTAATGTACTCATTAGTACACTCAAACTTGTTCTTGTCGGCTTGGATGCGCATAAGGTAAGTGCGCTTGAAGTGAATCTCGAAATCAACATTGGTTTCGGATTTTGTAAACTCTTTGAGTTGGAAGTCGAAAATGTCGAAAATAGCTCTTGTTTCCTCTTCAGTGCATCTAAGTATGCTGTTGCCGAGGATGGACTTCACTTCCTCTTTTGTGAATTTCTTTATTGAATGTCTCATGCCATAAATGGATTTTGTGGATAATTGTTGATGTGATTGTTGAAATCGTTGTCATCACAAAATGTTGTACCGTACAACTTGCGATGTTCCTCACATTTCTTTTTCAATATGCAGTCTTTGCATAGGATTCCTTTTGCTATCATTTTTGCTGCGCATACGGCCAGCCAGACAAAAATTACGATGCAGATAAAAGCTGTAATCATTATTATGCGTCTATAAGTTTGTTCATTTCTTTAATTGCTTCCTGGCAGCGTTTAGCATCTTCATATCTCTCCTCTTTGATAACCTCGTGTTTGATGCTGTCAATATATCGGCACATGGCGATAAGGACATACTTGATGCTTTGGACATACCAGATGTTTGTATCAGCTACACATTTCTTAAATTCATCATCATGTTTTATAAACGATAGCATTTGCTTATTGTTGGCAAGGCTTTGACGAAGCAGGAGTGCCATGCCAATAATGATGAACATAGTGATAGCGTTAAGTATAATAAGTGCTGTTATCATATCTTGGTGAATGCACTATCTTTGTTAAGAAAGAGTTCACAACACTCATCGCCTGGTTTGTGAGATTCTGGAATTTCATTCCAAACACCCTGTGAGTCCATTTTTTCTGGATGATAAAAGAAACAGTTATATCTATCCCAGCAACCTTTTTTGTTGCAAGAGAAGTTTACATTCTCTTTGATTTTATAATAGGCTGCTTTAGTGATGAACTTTGCGGTATCTGGAAGTTGAGGCTTGAATTTGTCTGGAACATCGCCTTGGAACCATACATTATTCGAGCGTTTTACGGTTCCATCATTTTTTAGGATGTATATGGTTTTACCGCCAAACCCTTGAAAGTGTTGAGGCTTGGATAACCACTTGTGAAAAACATAGTGAGAACCATTAATGATTTCACGGTCTGGATGAGGATGTGCTATTTTTTCCTTCCAGAAAGCGCATGTAAAGCAAAGTTGCTCTTTGCGCATAAGAATTGTTAAGGGTGCTCGTTGATCAAAATCGTCAACGTTAGTTGGCAAGCCACAGCAAGAACATAATTCTTTACTGGCACACGCCTCCATTGCATCGTAAATTGCCATAGTTGTATGATTTTAGCCCTTCGGCTATTAAAAGAAAAGAAGATGCAAGGGCGCATGTGATGCGCTTCAATTAATATGTAGTCCTTATTTGATGGACTCAAAGATGTTGTTTATTTCATCCTGCGTGATACCAATATAAGTTTTGGTTATCTGGATGCTTGTATGGTTAAGGATTTTATTCAAAAGCACAAGAGCTTCTGCGCTACGATTATTGGTTTCATAAACATAACGTCCGAATGTTTTGCGGAATGTATGAGTAGAAAAATTCCCAATTTTTACTTTGTAGTCATACTTAAAGTCTTTCAGTTTCTTATTTACACACTGAATTGTCAGTGGTTCGCCAGTCACTTTGCTTTTGAATACAAACTCATTCTTGTCTGGGCTTCCCAGTAAGACATACAAATCATGTATTTTCTTTTGAACAGACTTGTTGAAAGGAATTGTCCTCGTCTTCTTTGTTTTTTGTTCTGTTACCGTACAAGAACTCACGTCCAGCACATCCTTCCAATGGAAGTGTAGGACATCTGAAGCTCTACATGCAGTACAGAATGAAAGACGTGCATATAATTCCCAAATGTATTTCCCATGAGTGTGAAGGCTATTCAAAAGTCTTTCATACTCACTGTACTCCAGGTAGTCTGAAGTTGTCAGTTGATTCTTTTTTGCCATAATAAAATGCTTTTGTTTCATTTTCTGTTGCAAAGGTATATAAATGAAACAAATCTGCCAAGTAATATTATTAAAAACTGTGCATACGCTATAATAATTAACATACGATAACAATAAAGGGCGATATAAAATCTACCGCCCTTTATTTGGTTTTGTATTAGAGTTGCGCTATAAAATCGTCAATATTCACGATTATTATTCCAAGTCCTTGTGCCTTTGTTATCTTGCTGGATGTAGCATTAACATCTTTGACAATAAGATGTGTTGTTTTCTTCGATACGCCACTAACAATAGTGCCTCCAGTTTCAATGATTCGTTGTTCCAATTCTGTGTTGCGAACTCCAGAGAAACATACAGCCATTCCAGCACATTTGCCGTTGGTATCTACTGAAATTACATTTGGGCGTTTAATTGTTAAACCATTCTCATTAACAAAATGATGGAATTTATTAAACCCTTTCCAGAAAGATTTATCGGTTTCAAGTCTGGATGCTTCAATACGATTATTGATAAATTCATCATCGTATATAAAGTCTACGTTGTATAGATTCTCTTCTTTATCACCAGGCAAGGAATCAATTAGCTTTCTGGCTTTGATAGTTCCAATGCCAGGGAAACAATCACTTGCTTGCATAAGTGTAGGTAAGTCAATTCCAGATTTGATTTTCTCCATGTTGGCAAGAATGATGTTTACTGTACCTTCTGCAAAGCCATCAATGCTGAATATGTCGTTGGCAACCATGTTGAGAATACGAGATATAGTATTGAATCCAGATTGATAAAGCTTGTCGAACATCTGTTCTCCCATGTTCTCAACTCCACAGGTTTTGAAGAAGAAAACAATTTTAGCAAAACGGATTCCGTCACAGTCTGGGTTTGTACACATCAACTCTTTACCAGACTCATTCCATGATGTTACTTCGCCACAATGCGGACATTCAACGAGTGAATCCCACATTGTTTCTATATCTTCTTTTGGTGCAGTTTCAAGCGTTTGTAGGATTTTAGGAATCACGCCTCCAGAACGAGTGACAAGAATCTTTGCGTTTGGTGCAATCCCCATGTCGGCAATCCATCCAGCATTATAGCCAGTCGGATTTTCCATAATACAGTCTCCAGTATCAACCGCTTCGATTTCTACAACAGGTTTTAGTGCGCCAGCTTTGCTTGCTCGCCATGCAATATTTTTGACTGTTGTCTCGAAGGCATCTGTGAAGTCTGGATGCTTGTAGGCGATAGCATAGAGAGGATTGCCAGTTGTCTGGTTTCTACCGATAGCCTCCCAGAGTTGCAAGCTGTTGATGTAGATAACAATTCCGTCAATCGGATAGAGTTTAGACCATTCCTTGAAAGTTGCGAGCAGCGAGTTTTCTGTAATATCTTTTGTTGTAACAAGCTGGAATAGAGGTTCTTGGTTGTAGTCAGAGCATAACTGTTTAATTGCTTTGTCGAAAGTCTCAAATTCTTTGAGCGATGTGGTGTCTATTCCATATCTAAAGAAAGAGGCATGTGCGATTTCTTGGCAAGGAATATCTCTGTTAAGAAAGCCAGCAGCAGTATTGCGAGGAGATTTGTATTTCTCTGACGTGTATGGTGATACTCTACCGTCAAAATACTCACTCCAGTTCTTGCGATTGATGATGAACTCACCATAGGTATAGCCGTATTGAGTGTTTGATACAATATTTGCAGCGATACAATGCTCTGTACAGTCTTGTCCTTCGTTTTCTGCACCGCCACGAGACCATGCTTCACCTGTTTTTTCATTGTGGAGTAAAGAAAGTCCATCAAACTTAGGCATTAAGACGAGTTGTGTATCATCATGCAAACCAAGTGAAGAGAGCCATTTCTTGACATCGTTGATATTCTTTACTTTGTTCAATGATTTCATAGGAAGCGGAAGTTTACGCTTGCGTGAGTTGGAAACTGGAGACGGTTCTATATGGTCGAACCATTCGTTGTTAGGGTCGATTGTCTTTAGCTGCTCTACGAGACTGTCATATTCCACATCACTGATAGTTGGGCTTCCAGCTCTATATTCTTCGTTGTGTTTCTTGATTGTATCAAGAAGTTCTTGTTTGGATAATGTGTTCATAATTGAAATAAAAATGGGGCAAATTAATCATAGAATCAATTTGCCCCTTGTTTATACTCTTGTTATTTCTTCACATATAAGGAGCAGCAACAATGATCATGCAAGCGATAGTTAGAGCAAGGACAATGCTTGTCTTCCGAATCGTTATGGCAAGGACAATGCTTGTCTTCCGAATCGTTATGGCAAGGACATTCGCCATTATTGCGCTCGATACCTCGTGTCACTCCTTTGACGATTTTTTCGTTAGGGTTTAGCTTCCACCCTTCTTTTACAAAATATTCCATAGTTACTTCACTCCTGTATGTCCGTAACCGCCATCACCACGTTCTGTTTCATCAAGTTCTTCTACCATAACCCATTCGGCTTGTTCGTACTGAGCAATGACCATTTGGGCGATACGCTCGCCATCATTGATGACAAAAGGTTCGTGACCATGATTGATAAGTTCTACGCCAATCTCTCCACGATAGTCGCTGTCGATTGTACCTGGGGTATTAAGGCAAGTGATGCCATATTTGATAGCGAGACCGCTACGAGGGCGAATCTGTGCTTCATAACCAACTGGGAGTGCGATGTGAAGTCCTGTTGGAATTAATACACGCTCACCTGGAGCAAGAATGATAGGGTGATTAATATTCGCACGGAGATCCATGCCAGCAGAGCCAGTTGTAGCGTATTTTGGAAGCTCGTGCTTTGACTTGTTGATGATTTTAATTTTCATGCCTGTTCTTTGTCTTTATTTTTATTATACTTCATTCCTTTCCTCTCCATCTTGCCTGTTTTGTAGTATTTTCGTTCTACGCCACACAATTTGTCGTATTCCTCAACACGCAATTCCCCTAAGTCATCAAATGTGACTTCGATGTCATCTTGTAGTATTCGGAAATACATTTTATTGCATGAGATACACTTTCCAATACAGGCGTAATGGATTGATTGAGGTCGGCAACTGAAAGCATTTGCTGTTGCCGTTAATGATTGGAATATTCCAACCAAACGTTTAAGAGGATTAAAAACTAAGATGCGCTTTGGTTCACTTAACATGTGTCTTGCCATTATCTTTTATCTTGTTTATAGATTCCCTGTCAAGACGTACAAAGGCGTGTTCAAGAATGTACGAGTCCGAAACGGCAACCCCATCGGTAAACAGATCGTGGCATCTGTCACACATGTACGCAAGGAAATCTGGTTCGACAAAAGATAAAAATAGGTACACTAAGGAACCATCAATTAAAATATGACCATCGGTATTGATGAATAAGCACTTGTTTTCGTCAAGTTCATACGACTTGATAAGTGCCTGTATTTGAAATCCGCACGTTTGCAGAAAATCATCAACAGTTAATGAGTTGTTTTGAAGATAAGAGGTGGCATCGAAAACACTGCCATTATCAGTTGTAGTCCCGAAGAGCAAGTCGGGAAATTCTGGAAATGCCTGCTCGTCACACTTTGTATTAATTGGCTTTCCAGATGGTTTGAGTGTCATTATATAGAATAGCCCTGCTTCTGTTCTTGAACTGAAGGTGGCCAGAGAATAGCTTCTGCTTTATCAAATTTGATGTCACGAATAATGAAATCTGACATGGTGTGTTTGAGGTGTTTGCTGATTCGTTCAGCAGCATCTGTGTTTGATGAAGCTGGAGTGAAGATTGTCTCAGTGTTCATCTTTTCCTTTCCAGATTTCTCGTCCATTATCGGAATCATCACCTTAACGCTGTAGATACCAACGCCAGAGTCTTCATCCTCAGAGAAGAAGTTACAAACGAGTCCATTGACGAGGGTGTCATCGTGATCAAGTGTTTCGTTGTAGAGCATTTCTGAAATCTTTGTTTTAACGATTTCGATGCTGGCATCACTGAATCTCTCTCTGTTTTCTGATTCGATTAGAGCGTAGGCGGTTGCTTCCGCTTCTGAATAACTGGTTGCATAGACAAGTTCTTCGGTCTTGGTCTTTTGCAGCTGACCGTCAGCATCCTCTTTAGTCCACTCGGTCTTGATTCTGTAATAATTAGATGTTTCTTTCATATAAACTTGTATTAAGTTGAAAATTTCGGTTGCAAAGGTAATGGTCTTTCTTTTTATATACAAACGAAAATGTACTTTTAACATATTATTTAACATAGAAGACTTTGAAATAAGGCATTTAGAAGACATTAGAAAAAGCCAATTAACATAATGAATTTGGTTTTCGATTGTACACAATCATTTTAATAATGTATACTTAGGAAAACGATAATCTGTAGGTTTTTCTATTCTTCAGAAAGTAATTTTTGAAGTTAATGGCAACAGTTGAGACAAAAGAAAAAGTTGATCTTGACTTGCTGGAGAGTATTTATCGAACCAGCAAGAAAACTATACAAGAATATGTAAGAGAAATTGACAGACATTGCCGCTTTAAGTCAGTGCAACACACCGTCAATGATGGCTGTGTGTTAGATGACCGTGGGCGCATCATTGACATTTATGATGCTTGTGTTGAACAAGATGCGCATTTGCGTTCAGTTTTAGAGACGTTGAACTCTCAGATTCTTGGTGAGCGTTATATGATGTGCCGTATGAATGAGAAAGGTCGGTATGTTAAGGACGTTGAAGAAACGCAAAAGGTTCAAGGTTCTTCGTTTATTAAGATTATCAGTGGTATTGTTGAAGCTAAAATGTTTGGATATACAGGCTTGCAGATACTTCCAGATATTGACCCTCGTACTGGTAAATTGGCGCACGTTAATCAGATAGAGAGACGTAACATACTTCCATTCCAAAGGAGAATCATACGCAGACAGGGAATGTGGAATCCTGGTTGGTCTTTTGATGACCCACAATACCGTGATTTTTATGTACTTATTGATTCAGGTAGTCTTGGATTGTTCTCAGCAACAGCACCTTTGATACTTGCAAAGAAGTTCACGTTGGCAAATTATGTTAATTTTAGCCACACATACGGACAGCCGATCATTCATGGAAAGACAGAATCGGAAAATACTAATGACCGTAAGAAATTGGCGAATGACATTGCTTCAGCAGCACAAAACAAGGTGATTGTTACTGGTTTGAATGATGAGGTTGACATAAAGACGTTCACCATGTCAAATTCAGAACATATCTTCACTGGATTGATAGGCTTGTCAAATAAAGAAGTCTCCAATTTGATTCTTGGCTCAGAAGACATGGCTGGAGAAACACAGTCATACGTTGGCTCTACTCGTGCGCATCAAGATGTGTTCCGTGATAGAATCGAAGTGTATCGTGAATATATTGAAAATGTAATGAATGAGGAAATTATACCTCGTCTTGTTACAATGGGTTATCTGAAGCCTGGCAATGTGTTCAAATATGCAAAACGCCTTGAAATGTCGGATAAAGACCAGATAGAGCTTTATCGTTTCCTCACTGACAAGTTCGAGATTAGTGCAGATGAAATAGAGAAGACATTTGGTGTAAATGTCGGTCGGCAATTGAATCTGGAATCTGGTAATGGCGGCAATTCTGGAGGCGTTCGTGGTGGCGATGGCGGTCAGTATGTTATGACAGATGAAGAATATTACAAGCGATACGGCCATCATCGTGGCGGTGCTGTAAATTTTCTTCGGGAGAGAAAGTGATAGGTAGCACTTCTCTCTCCAGTGTACAGGCAAATAGGCTACCAAAAGATGATGAAGATAAGAAGCAAGCTGAATATGAGGCATTGCTTGCAGTCTTTACCAGATTTATAGAAAGTTATACCAATGAGACCGATTCACAAGAAATATTGGAAGAGTTGATGAATTTGCGAGCAGATTTCTTGATACAACATGCTTTATCTGGCTTTGACATAGATTACGATGAAGCTTTGGAAATGTTGCGAAATGCAGAAGGTCTTAATAACGAACAGTCGGCAAAACGTAATATAATTGTAGCGGCAGTGGACAATTTAATTGATTTTGCAGTAGTAGAAGAATATCAAATGGCACGAGAGCTTCCAAGCTTTGATGATGAAGAATTTGATGAAGATGATTATGAAGAAATCTTTGGAAAATACAACAAACGATACGCTGAAGTAGAAAACTCAGACGCTGAATATGCAATGATTATTGCAGCAGGGCTTATCGGTGTGGCAGATAGTACCATGCTCACTTATATGACGCAAGGCGATGAACGTGTAAGACCTTGGCATTTGCAGTATGAAGGGTTCACAGCTCCAAAATCACAATTCCCAGCATGGTTGATACCTCCAATTGAGCATCAATGTCGATGTTATTTAGTGGAAGACAATATTGTTGGGATGGCAAAATGTGTGAAAAATGCTGTGATGAAAGTGCCAACAATGCCAGATTGGTTTAATCGTACATTTAAGGAAAGCGTTGCGTTGGGTGGCAGAATTTTCTCAGACGAACATCCGTATTTTACTGTAGATAGCCGTGATGAAGATTCATTGCATGATATAGCCAAACGGATAAAGGAGAGATATATGAATGGCTAAAGGAAGAGTGCCTGGTGGTGGCATGATAACGCCAGCTCAGATGATGCAGCAGTGGAAAAATGCCCCACATAGGTTTGATTTGAATTTGAATAATTTTGAGGTACGCATAGGACGTGCGGCAGAAGCGATATTTAAGAAGTCATTTGAAATGCACCGATTTAATACCGCTTCTTCGCAACCGTGGAAACAGAGGCGAGATCACAAGCCTCATCCAATATTGAAAGAAACCTCAACATTGAAGAACTCGATAAAGCATAAGACAATTCCTGGAAAGAAACGAGTTGTTCGCATTTATACTGACCCGACCGCTTTTGGAACAGCAGCACGACATAGAGGCTTTTGTTATGCTGCTGTTCATAATGATACAAGCGGCAGTCATACCTACGGCAAGACTGGCGTGAAAAGTATACAGAGACAGTTTATTGGTCATTCTTCTTATTTGGAAGACGAGTTCAAACAACTTGCTATATCCACATTGTTTAATGGATTTCCGAAATGATAGTAGATAAAAAGAGACATGAAGAAATACAAGAAAAAGTAGTTGATGTTGTCAATAGCAATGATGAGCCTGTTGTTGATTTGAAGAATTTAACAGTCGAGGAGGCTGTAAAAGTCAATGCTTTATCTGAAACATATTTAGCATTGCGTTCTATTCTGGAGAAAATACATGTTAATCCAGACGATGAAGATAGTCCATTGTTGTTTAAGACAATAAAATTGGAAACTGGTCAGCTGACTCGTATTAAAACAAATGAGTTTAATAAAGAGTATGCTATTGGCTTTCCTGCTTGTTTCATTCATTATATCAATATGAATTGGCTGGTTGGTCAGTCAAATATCAACGCTGGAAGATGTACGGTGCGATTGCATTATGTCTTGAATAATTTGAATAATGGTGATGATGATGTGGAGTTGAGTGGCTTTAGAGCTTTTGAGATTATCAATTCCGCTATAAACGCCAATAAAGATAAATTTCCAGCTTTGGTGAATAAGTTTCAATTGACGTATTGGGATATGCCAGAAACATTTGATGATGGCGTACAGCCTTATTGGATTGATTATGAAGTAGCGTTTAATGATTATACATCATATCGTTATAAGGATTATGTAGAACGGTATATTGTCATGCCTCCATTCACCAATCATTCTGACCAGTTGAAAGAGAATAATCAAGATGGACATGAAAACCATACAACTCCCACAATTGAAGATGCTGTAAAAATAGAAAATACAGTATCAGAATAATCGTTTGTTTTCAACCTTTCGATAGTTGTATTTCTATTCTTCAGAAAATTGAATATCAAAAGTTAATGGACGTAAATAATCTAAAGTACGTTGTTGGCAAAGCTGAAACTAATCAGCCAGCTATTATTCGTTTCTTTGGTTCCGTAGATAGCTTTTCCACAGATTGTTTTAATGAGGAGTTTTTGTGGCTTCAAGACTATGTAAAGCCATCAAAGATTGTAGTCCTTATTAATTCAGACGGTGGGTCTGTCATGTATGGCATGAGTACGTTCTCCATAATCCAGTCATGTCCCATTGAGGTAGACTGCATCATTGAAGGCATTGCCGCATCAATGGGCAGTGTTATTTGGGCAGCTGGAGACCATTTGTATATGCACGATTACTCAATTCTTATGATTCACAATCCTTTTGTTTATGATAACGACAATGAGGATGCGAACATTAAGAATATGGTAAACGCCTTCAGAAAACAGATAGAAACAATTTATGTAAAGCGTTTCGGTCTATCAAAGGATAAGGTGCGTGCTATCATGGACGGTGAGGGCGATGCTGACGGTACATATCTGAGTGCCAAGGAAGCCGTTAATGCTGGAATCTTGCCAGATACTAACATTATCAAGACCTCCAAACAAGTTGTTGAAAAGGTAAAAAGTCAAATTGAAGGCGTAAAAAGCGTTGCGTCTATTTGTGACATAATGAACTCCGCATTGAAAGAAGTTGATGAAAATAAACTTCTCTCAGAAGTTGTTTCTATTCGTACACAGAATAATCAGAATTTTAATCCTGTGGTTACAGGGCAAGAACAAAACACAATGAAAGAGAACGAAAATGTCCAGTTCAATGCCGTAACAGCACAGCTTGGCTTGGAGGCTGAAACCTCGTTGCAGTCTGTTTCTGCACGAATTACACAGCTTGTCAATGCAGAGTCAGAGCTGAAGAACGTCAAGAATGAGCTGGGTGAACTGAAAATCAAGTTCAAGGGCAAAGAGACTGAGGTTGCTAACCTCCAGAAGAATCTCTCTGACGTAGAAGGACAGCTGAAGGTATACAAGGACGCTGAAGAGAAAGCTCGTAACGCTTCTATTGACACAATGGTTGAAGATGCAATCAAGGCTGGAAAAATTGACGCTGGTTCAAAGGAAGATTGGGTCGGCATGGCGAAAGCAAACTTGGACATGGTAAAGAAGACACTTGACTCAATTCCTGGTCGTGACAATATCGTAGATGAAATTGCCAAAGACCCAGAGAACAAGAATGACGCAGAAGAGGCAATGAAGGATGTCAATGCCAAGCTCGCAGAGAAGGTCAAGGCAGTCGTTGGTGACATTACACTTCAAACATTCTAATCGAAATGGGTACAATTAATTACGCTGGTAATACCTATGCTGGTGAGGTACTTGAAGACCTCTTGGTATATACCGCACATGGCAATGACACATATAATGAGGGGCTGATTCATATTGTTCCTGGCATCCAGAAGCGAAAGACTCTGCCTCATGTTTCACTTGGTTCTATCATCCAGGATAACGTAGCAACACCTACTTCTACTCATGGTGATGCTAACAGCGAGACTGGCAAGAACAAGTACGAGTTCTCAGAGCGTTATCTGGAGCCGCATGACTTCATGGTATACCTGGAGTTTAATCCTCGTGACTTTGAGGAGTACTGGAGACCATTCCAGCCAGAGGGCGAGTTGATTTTCCGTGACCTCGACGCAAAGGTACAGGCAACGATGCTCCACTTGCTCGTAGACCGCAAAGACCAGTACATCGGTGATTCTATCTGGTGTTCAAAGAAGGGCGGCAAGGACACCAAGCTCACTTCGGATGCGTCTGAGACAAATGTAGTACTTGGTGGTGATAGTGATGCTGGCCAGATGAAGTACTTTGACGGTTTTGTGGTTCGCTGTCTTGACAACTTGAAAGCAAATTCTGTTGCTGCTGGCACTCGTACAGAGGCGCAGAAGAACGAGGTTGCTACAGGTAAGGTAATTCTTGCTGGTTCAACAGCAATTACTACTGGTGAAGCTGTTGAGAAGGCTCTTTACGCAATGTACCGCCAGTGTCCTAAGAAGCTCCGTAAGAACAAGAAGCTGAAGTTCGTTATGGGCTGGGAGCTTTGGGATTTGTATGACGCATACCTTTCAAGTAAGGATGTGAAGTACACAGAGAACGCAGATGTAAACAAGTATCGCTTTAAGGGAAAGGAAATCAAGGTTATTGATGGAATCCCAGAGCAGACAATCGCTCTTGGCAAGTTCACTCGTGATATGGACTCTTGCCTCTGGATGGGTGTAGACTACGCTACTGACCAGGAATCAGTTAAGGTGGAAAAACTCCAGGCAAACAGTGAGCTGTACTTCTTCCAGATGCGTATGAAGGTCGATGTGAACATCGTGCTTCCTTCAGAGATTGTTCTCTGGACTACTTACAAGTACACTGAGTAATCTAACAATTCAGAAAACTCAATATAATTCTGGGGAGTGGAGTCGATTTACTCCATTCCCCTTTTTTAGATTTCAATCATTATGGCAAAGAAAATTAAAACGGAAGATGCTGCATCTGTAGAGGAAGGTCTGGACGTAATGACAGGCGAGAATACAGAAGTAAACGCAAGTGAAGGTGAAAACACCAATACACAGTCAGAAAACACTCCAGAAGCTCCAGCTGAGGTAAAGAAACCACGAGCATCAAAGAAAACAAGTGAGGGCAAGGCAACAACAGCCCAGTCAGAGGATATTCCAGAGGATGTTAAAGCTATTTTGAAATGTTTTCCTAACGAGGAAGAGCTTTATGTTTCAAAATATGGCGGCACATTCCCAAAAGACTCTGAACCTTTTGTAAGGGGTAATGCTATTCTTTACAGAAATCCGTTCTACAAATCATAATAAAAATCAATAATGGCTTTAGGTGGCGTATTTATGACCGACACCGATGGTAATATTGGAAAGGATATTTCCAACCTTACCGAAAAGGTTTGTGGTCTTGTATTTGACATTTCAGCTCAGACAGATATTTGGACTAAAGGCGCAGGAGTTAAGCTCGCAGCTGCTTTGAAGGACACTGTGGTTGAGCTTAATTCAATTGAAGATGCCGATACACTTGGTCTTGCAGCCTATACAGGCGAGAAAGATGAAGATACAAATAGCAAGGATTTTCTTGCTGGCATCCCTTACTACCACATCAAGCATTTCTTCACTGCTTGCAATAACTCTGGTAGACTGTTTATTGCATTTGCGGATTGTTTGAGCAATTGGAACGCTCTCGTAGATATGCAGAAGGCCGCTCATGGCACAATCAACCAGTTCGGTGTATGGACAGAGCAGCGTCTTTGGAAGCAGACAGACGCATCGGCAGAAACATACAGCATCCAGATTGTGAGTGATTTACAGTCTACAGCAAAGCAGCTTGCAGACAGCTATAATGCACCTTGCGTTGTTTTACTTAATGCAAATACATCTAAGGTAGCAACGGCCAGTGGCGATGCAACGAAGGTTGTGTTCAGCAAGATTCCCACTTGTATTGTTGATGCACGTTATGTAAGCGTATTGCTTGGACAGGGACTTGATACCGATGTTACAAAGATGCAGTGTGCTTTGGAATCAACAACTCCAGTAGGAAATGTTGGCGCAGCACTTGGTGAGCTTACTAAGTGTAATGTTGGCGAGTGTATGGGTTGGGTACGAAGCCATGACCTTATCGGTTACTTCCCAGACATTGAGTTTGGCTTTGGTGATTCTGAAGTTGAGAATAATGCGTTGAAGAACTCAACCAAGTATTCTTCATTGAGTCAGCAGCAGCTTGACACACTTGATAACCTCGGTTATGTGTTCTTGATGCGATATACTGGACTTGAAGGACATGTATATTTCTCTGGAGATAAGACTTGCTCTGATGGTGATTATTGTACAATCGCTCGTAACCGCACAATCAACAAGTCAAGACGTTCTGTGCGTACAGCATTGCTTCCTTATGTAAACTCGCCTATCAAGGTGAATCGTAGTAACGGACAGCTGTCGGCAGCGCAGATTACAGTGTTTACCAATTTGATTTCTGACATCCTTACAGCAATGACGGATGCAGAGGAGATTTCTGGCATGGGCAAGATTACTATTCCAGCAACTCAGAACATCTTGAAGAATGACAAACTTGTTATTCAGTACACTATCGTGCCTCTCGGTTGCGCCAAGACCATTGAAGTTACTGAAGGACTCGTATTATCCGTTTCTTAATGGCAACAATAGTAAATAACGTAGCCTATTCTTGGGCACAGATTGAGCTTACTGCTCCAGCTTTGACAGGTTCAAGTGATGCTAACCCTACTATTTTGCAGGGTGTTTCAGCAATCAAGTGGAACATTAAGCGTAACATGAAGACCAATTACGGTCTTGGTGGCGAGCCTGTCAATCGTGGTTTTGGCAACCGTGAGTATACAGCATCCATCACAATGGACTACAACACCCAGGTTCAGCTTCGAGCTTTACAAGGCTCTCTTATGGCACTTGGTGAGTTTGACCTCATCGTAACATTTGCCAATGAAATGGGTACAGATGACTGGACTGAGGAAACTGTAACTCTAAAGGGCTGTCTCTTCAATGAGGATGGCATGGAGGCAGAACAGGACGCCACCAACATCACTAAGGAATTTGACCTTAATCCATTCAAGATTATTTGCAGTACAAGTGCATAATGGTTGAATAAAGTTTTATGTAAGGGGAAGGATAGAAAATATCTTTCCCCTTTTTCAAACCCTACACTTCCCACCATGCTATTCTCATATAGATAATTCAAAACTTTAATTAAATCATTATGGCAAAAGAAGTAATGGAAATTTTTGATGAGAATGGCAACCTTACACCTGTACTTCAGAAGGAAGTTGATAAGAAAGCCGCAGAAATTAAGGAAGAGCAGAAGCTCAAAGTAGTGTTCCCTCTGGTAGTTGAGGGCCAGGAGTTCGATGAGAAAGGAGTCTACATTGGCTATTTCAGACAGCCTTCGTTTAAGGCGTTCTCCAAGTATCTCACTGCTTCACAGAGTAACCAGGCACTCGCTATGCGAACACTTGCCACAGATTGTTTCGTGGGTGGCGATAAGGAGCTGATTGACGATGATTCATTATTCCTGTTCGGTCTGATGGGTCAGCTTGGTCAGATCATCCAGATGCGCAACGGCACTCTTGTAAATTTATCAAAGCCTGGGAAGTAAAAGATGACGAGTATTTGCGTCATAAACTTATCTATATAAGGCATTATTTCCCAGGAATAGATATAGAATCTCTAAGCGATGAAGATTTTGCTATCATAGCCAATGATGCAGAATGGCTTGATGAACACCAGATTAAGGTAAATCAAGTAAAGACGCTTGGACTTCTTGCATAGGTTTTTGTACTCCCTACTTTCATTAAGTTGAAGGTAGGGATTTTTGCTTATAGTGACCTATGTATTTCTTGGAAACTCTATTCTTGTAAAAATAAACATGATATATAATGGCTCAGAATTTCACTGTAAATTATGACATAAATGTATTGTCACAGGATGCGGTTACTGCCATCAATAGCTTCGCACAAGCTACGAAAAAGCTTGACCAAGCGATGCGTCCGTTCCGAAAGCTCAATACATCTATCAGTAATCTGCAAAATAATCTGACGAAGCTTAATGCCAAGACATATACCGTCAAGTTAGAAACAAGTAAAGCGGTAAACAATGTTGATAAGCTGATAGGTAGGCTTCGTAGATTGAAAGCAGAAGCAAAAGGTGCTGGAATCAATTTAGGTTCTATCAATACCGCTGGTGGTGTAGCTGCTGGCGGTATGAGTAGTCGTAGCACTGGAGGCAAACGAGTAAAAGCAACTTCTGGCAAAACATCCAGTAGTATTATATCCAGAAATATGCCAAAGAACTTGGGTTATAAGTTACTTGGCCCAACACCTCTTGACACTGGCGGTATTATGGCTGTAGACATGCTTAAAGGCATGGGTATTGCTTATGGTATTGCTGGTATTGGCTCGCTTATAAGCAACTCTGTGAGAGACTACACAGAGTACAATAATATTATGAAGACCGCAGAGAATATCCTTGGTGCGCATGATAAACGTGCTGATTTCAAGGAGCGATTTGCTGCTATGGAGCGACAAGTGCGTAATGTTGGTGTACAGACTAAGTTCACAGCACCACAAGTAGCCGATGCCTCTAAGTTCTTGGCAATGGCTGGTTTTGATGTAGACGCAATTAACAAATCAATTGCGCCTATAGCAGATATTGCTCTTGTTGGTGATACTGACCTTGGTGAGACAGCAGATGTTGTAACAAACATTATGACAGGTTACAATATCTCTCCAGAAAAGGTACGCAAAGCGGCTGATATTATGACGATGACTTTCACGAAGTCAAATACTACATTGATGGAGATTGCAGAGGCGTATAAGTATTCTGCTTCATTGTTGTCGGCTGGTGATGTTCCGTTTGAGGAAGCAACTGCTGCAATGGGTATTCTTGGCAATGCTGGTATCAAAGGCTCCCAGGCTGGTACAACGATGCGTACCATCATGGCAAATATTGTAAATCCGACAAAGAAACAGGCAGCGGCATGGAAGCGCATTGGCGTAAGTCGTACAGACAAGAACGGCAATATGCGTGATGTTGTTGACATCTTTGAAGATTTGAACAAGAAAGATTTGTCGCTGTCGGATTTCTACCAGATATTCCATAAAACCGCAGCGCAAGGTGCTGTATCATTGGCTAACGATGTAGAGGGCTGGAATGACATCATTAAGGCTAACTTTATGTCTGAAGGTCTTGCAAAGCAGTTAGCTGACGAAAAGAAAAATACTATTCAAGGTTTGTGGGCGCAGCTTACATCTATGTTTACAGAAGACGGTATTGAAGCGTTTGATGAGATACAGCAGCCGATAAAAGATTTTTTGAATAGTATCATTGGGTGGTTAAAGACAGATGAAGCAAAGGTTCTAATAAAGGATTTTGCAAAAGATATTCTGAATTTCGGTAAAATGGTGGTTGAACTGACTAAAAATATGGTTGATTTTTATCATACTTTTAGGCCATTGATTAATGGTTTTATTGAATTTCAATTAAAGATGTGGCCAGTATTGTCATTAATGAGAATTTTTAAGGCTGGATTTTTAGGAATATCTGGAATTGTTAAATTTTCTGGAACTATTGCATTACTTGTCGGCAGAATCAGAGCATTAGGTCTGGTTATGAAGACAGTAAATATGCGCAATATTATAGGTGGTGGATTTGGACTTGGGCAGTATTGGGGCAATCAATACAATACAGGATTGTTTGGCGAGAAGCTTGCATCGGCAAGCCCACAGCTTCGTGAACGATTTCTAAGACGATATTATGGCGTGAGTGGAAATTCACAAGCGCAAGGTGCTATGTCTACCATGATGTATGGTGCAAATGCAAGACAAGCTTTTGGATCAGCATTAGGCGGTATAGCAGGAGGTTTTGCTGGCTATCAAATAGGCGAAGCTATAGGTGGTGAAGATTCTGCTGGTGGTATGATTGGTGGTATGCTTGGCAGCATTGGTGGCATGGCTTTAGCACAATACTTACCTTCGTTAGGTGCTTTAGCGATTTCAAATCCAATTACAGCCATAATAACAGGTGTTACAGCTGCTGTTGGCGGTTTAGGGTATGCAATATACCAATACAACAAATCTATTGACGAAGGCATCACTGCCGCACAGAAATGGATAGATAATTTTAACGAATTATCGTTGCGTGGCATTGATGTTATGAAACAATTTGGATTGATGCAAGCATATCAAACCATTGAAGCATCTGACGCAACTCCAGAAGAAAAAGCAGAAATGCGTAAACAGATGTTTAATAAATGGTATAATGGCACTAAAACATCTGTAGAAGAGCCAGATCCTACAATACCATACGCTAATATTCCTATTGGTAGTGAATTAAAAAAAGATTTGGAGTTTGCAGACAGGTGGAGTGGGAAGTTTGAATATTTCATGCCAAGACTGGAAAAACTTGGATTAACTACAACTCCAAGAGTTATTGACGGTGATGACTATGTTGATTATTGGATTGGCAACAATAAAATATGGAACGCACAGTCAACAGAAAAGTCAAGATTAAATGAACTACAAGCGACACAGGCGGCTATGATATTGGCTGGTTATGCACCAGATTCACCTATTGCACAGCAAATAGATGAACTTGCTATGCAAGACATTTATGGCGCATCCAGATATTCAGATATAGCTGCAATTTGGCAGAGGATTCATAAATCTGTGTGGCCTATCCACCAATATATGTATAATGATAAAACATCTGAAGATGTTGAAAAGATGAACACCCAACAACTCTTTAATGGTTATTATACACAAATTGGTTTGGAATTGCGTTTTCAAGAGATTCAAAAGAAATTTGAAGATTGGGAAGCGTTAGCGTACAGATATGATAATGGCTTAGAAATTACAGCAGAACAAGTTCAACGAGTTTTATTTAATAGACTTGGTGATTTATTTGATCCTCAGAATGGATTGTTTGGAACGCAAGAGTTTACCAATCATCTAAAGAATGTAATTCAGAATCCAGATAAATATGGTTATTCTGATCAAAAGACTGCTATTGCAGCAGTACAGAAAACATTCACAGATTTATTGGATTTCTTTAATCTGCTTGATACACATTACAAACCGTTATTTGCAGATTATTTGAATAGAAACATTTTTGAAGGTGTTTTACCGAAAGGGTTTAATTTGCCGGAGGGCGGTATTGTTGGTGGTACAAAAAATGGAGATACTACAGTTATTGATGGGGTGAAGTATACATGGAAGCCGAATAACTTAATATCACAACATCCGACTTATGGATGGTATGATGCCAAGGGTAATAAATATACTCCAAAAAATGCTAAAGATACGTCAAATGGTGCAGGTGGACGAAACGGTCGTGGCGGCAACGGTTTAATCACTCCAGCAACCCACAATACGAAGGGCGCAAGCCAGGCTGATTACAAGCAGCATTATAACAATCAGACAGCAGCACCTAAACAGGTGATTGTAAAGATTGAGAATCTGATGAATGTGAAGTCAATAGATTTGAGCAAGAAGGATAATAGAGAGGTAATTGATAACGTCAAGCAGCAGCTTACACAGGCACTTGTTGACGTAGTACATGATTTTGATGAAACTTGGCATGGATAAACAATGTCGTTCATAGGAGATATATGGGGTAACGTGAAATTTAATGCTGGTAAGGCTGCTGCTAATGCAGCCTCCAGCGTTTCATGGGCTTACACACATTCCCCAGCGCAAGAAGTGATTTATAGAAACAATCGGGCATACAAGTCTGTTCTTGTTCATGTGGCAAAACAACTTGCTATGTCTGAGATTGAGGGACAGATAAATAAACTATTCCCGAAGTATCAAAGGTATCTGGAGAAAACATTGCGTAAGACTGTATTGGAACAGCAAAAGTCCAATCAGGTGCAACTCATTAGAAACCGTGAATCCCAAATGAAAGAATGGGGGCGCATAACAGCAGATGGTGGTCATACCATTATTGCCAAAGACAAGTATGGCAATGCCGTTCCAGAATCTCTCATGTTATTTTATGATGGTGATACAGATATACTTGTTGAAGATGTTAAAATTGTTGGTGATAAACAAGTAAAGGACAGTTACACAACAAAAACCATTTGTTTTATTGACATCAATCCAGATGTTGCCATTCAAAGCTCAAAGAATATAGTTATGACTACCGTACAAGGTCGTGATTATACTCGTAAAGAGTTGGTGTCTGGGGGCGATTTGAACTTTACAGTTACTGGTGAGATTGTTAGCAATGAGGAAGGGGTATATCCAGAAAATGATGTCAAGAAGTTTATCCAGATTATGCAATATGGCGGTGTTGTAAATGTCAACCACTTCCAGTTCAAGCAGTTTAATGTGGATAAGATTATCATTAAGGATTTCAATATGCAAAATCAAGAGTTCAAGAACATCCAGCCATATACATTTACTTGTGTTGCTGTTGAACCAGATGAAGATGTTGTAGTGAAGTCAGATACTATCGCTGTCATTAATCGTGAGATAGAAGTAAGTCCAATGAGCAAGTGGTATAAATTGATTTTGAATAATAAGTATGCTGAGATTGTTGCAAATGCAGCAGCATCTGCTGTAAGCTCTACGGTAAATGCTGGCGTAAATGCAGCAGGAAACGGTCTTGATAAACTCGTAGATAAGATATAATGGCAGCAGTAAAAGGACAGCCGAGCTTTCATATCCTCATTTCTCTTATAGAGATTTGGGATATGAAAGACCCGAAGAAACCAATGGCAGAACCAGAAAGCCCATTGCGTATAACTGAGGTAGAAAGCATCCAGATAGATGATTCGTATCGAAAGTTGATAGGCACAGCATCGGTAAAATTTCCTCGTGGCACGGTCATTAAAAAGACCATCACCACTTTGAATGAACAAGAAAATGCCAATAAGGTGTCGGCAACTGTTGATGATGCTGGAGTATTGATAACCACCAGAACCGACTCAAAGGTTGCTTCTGTTGCAGATTTCAAGGTAGGTCAGAGAATACGGATTTACTTGGGATATACAGAAGACCCAATGATTGCAGCTCTCACAAAGCTTGATGCAAACAAGAAGTCTATATTCAATGACAGCGACAAATTGAAAAAGTATAAAGAGAAATTGAAAATTATGTTTGAAGGCTATATTACAAAATGTAGCATTGATACTCCTATTGAAATACAATGTGAGAATCTTGCCAGCGGCTTAAAGAAGATAACATGTCCAAAGGTTACAGCAAAGAAAAACATGACAGTAAATGACTTCTTAGCCGATAACGGAAAATATAAGTTACTTAAAAACAGTGGCTTGTCATTACATCCAGAAACCAAGTCATGTGAAATCAATATAGGAAAGGTAAATTTGACCAGTGATTTGACTGTAGCGGATGTGTTGACTGAATGGAGTAAGTATAAGGTGTTTGCTTTTGTTAAATTTAACGGAGATACGCCATACATCGCTGTTGGACGCTCTTATTTTTCCAATCCTGGTAAGGATTCTGTGCTGAATTATAGCGACAATAAATCAGATATTCCAGAAATCCTTTTTGATTATCATGTTGCCAATAATGGTTTGACATTGATGAATACAGACAAGGACTTTTTAGCTGTTGAGGCTACAGGATTGGATAAGGATGATAAATTCTACCATATTACCATTCGCAAGAATCCAGATTATAATTCAAGTAAGAAAGGCTCTAAGAAATGGCAAGTGATGAACGAAACAAAGTTGTCAAAGAAAGCCATGAAGTTAGGCGCAACCCCTCTTACAAAATCGAAAGATAGAGTAGATTTAAGTAAATATACCGTAATTCCTTATATGTCACGCAAAATAGGCATTACCAAGGAAGCATTGTTGCAAGAAGCAATCAAATATTTTGAGAGCTATAATATGAACGGTATTGATGGACAGCTAACATTATTTGGTGACTTGAACTTGAAGACAGCTCAAAAAGTTCAGCTTACAGACAAACGCCATCCAGCCAAAAACGGCTATTATTTAGTAGATGAGATTTCGACAACTTTTGGTACTGGTGGTTATCGTCAGACGATAAAGTTGCCATATTGCATTGCAAAAATAAAGTCTGAAGATAAGAATGACAAGAAAACTACATAGTGATTTGAGTCAGAACCAGACTATTCGTGAGGCTATCCGAAAGATAGCCTTGCGTGGTTTGGTAGACCCAAGCACAAATACGGTTCACGATACAGGTAGAGTCACAGGATATGTCTGTAAGATTCATTCTGATGAAAGCGATGAGCTGTTTGGTACGGTAGACGTTCAAGAATACCCTACTATGGCATTTGAAACAACAGATGATATGCCAGTAGGTTTACATGAAGGTGTATTTCTGAGTGCCATGCAAAACAATATGAATGGCATGGTTATTATTCCTAAGCTGTATTCTGAAGTCACCATAGTGACAGATCCTGCAAGTCATACAGAGTATGTTTCCATGTTTTCCCATGTAGACATCATCCAGCTCGATTCACATGACACTATCACAGTAGGCGTGAAAGAACGAGAACCGTTTAACGAAAGCGATGAAGACTCTCCAGATGTCAACGAATTGGAGGAGACAGGTGTGTATTCTCAAACAACATACAAGAAAAATTCTATCGTGACCCAAGTTCAAGATAAAGATGATAAGAATAAGTCATCATTATCTATGGATGGCAATCAAATATACGCAGCTGTTGGCGATGCTGAGAGCGAATATATCCAGAACCACGATAAGATAAGAGCAGCGCACGATAAGGCAGAGTTGGAGCTGAACGGCAGTGAAAGCACTATGAAATTTGGAGGTTCCAAAGTAAAGGTAGAAGATGGAACTGTCTATTTGGGCAGTGATAGTGGAACCGATGATGCTGTACTTGGTGGTCAATTAGCAGACATATTGATGGATATTGTTGGCTATATCAGTCAGATAAAGACAACCACACAACTTGGCCCACAACCACCTCTGAATATGGCACAGTTCATAGCTCTGAAATCAAAGATTAATTCATTCAAGTCTTCGCATAGCGGATTCTTGACCAAGAAAGTACAAGTACAGAAATAATGGCAGAAGCAAAGTTAAATTTCAATGAAGAGAGTCTGGATAAGAAGTCCAGCTTATATAATTTGTACAGTCGCTTCTTCCAGGGCATGACTGAAGCGAATAAAGTAGATGCGCCAGATTATTCGGAAAATCCACCTTTGAATGAAGATGGATCTATAAATAATGAAAAAATAGCAGAAGGTCTCGCTGAATACTCGCAGATATTAATGAAAAACTCTGCTTACATGATGGCAAATGCCATTATTTCGACAGTAAGCAGTGGCGGTTCTGGAGGCGAAGGGGGCGGTGGTCTTGGCTATATCTCACGTTCTGGTGATTCTATGACTGGTAGGCTTGGGGCATTATATGGCTTCCAGGCAGGATATGACAATAAGATGATTTTCGATGTTGCAGTAGATGCGAGCAACAAGAAAGTTGCTCATGTCTATGGAAATCTTATTGTTGATGAAGATGAGACCATTACTGGAAAGCTTATACTGTCGGATGCTGGTTTGTATTTTGGGAAAAACCAGACTATGTGGATTGCAGACAATAAGTTAAATTTTGCATATCAGAACATTCAATTTGCTGGTGAGGTTAGTATTGATGGCTCGCTGTCAATTGGTGACTTTAAGATAACGCAGAATGGTATATCTATGGGCGAAAATGAGTTCTACCATAGTGGTAACTGCAATAACAAGGACACAGATTGGACGATGAAAAATGCTCATGTGTATGGAGACCTCATTGTTGAAGGTTCGTATGAGCAAAAAGGTGGTCTGAAAGCTCTGTATGGTTTTGAGTTAGGCGAATATGGCAAGAGGATGTTATATTCTGTCAAGGATGACGCTAATAAAGCAACTGGTCATGTAGCATTGATTTCAGACCTTGTAATAGCCCCGACATGTGGCATTAAGTTAGGAGAATCGTATATCATCAAGGTGAGAGGCGGTGAGAATAGCAACATCATATCAATTGCATCGCCAGGCAAAGTAATGAACCTTGGAGATAGTGATGGAGAAGTAAAAACCACACGAATATCACTTCAGACGGAGATTTGGGACTACAATAGTTCATATAGGATTATCAGTCAGTATGGCGATGGACATTTTAGAAACTCATTGGAAGCTGGATGCAGTGCGTCGGGTGATACTGTATTAAGAACGTACCACAATTCCGATGTGGAGTGCGGTGTTGCTTTTTATAAGAAGGTTCGTTTCGGCAAACTTGAAACTGCCCCCAATATGTATGCAGATGACACCAACACCATATTATATGGCTCGTTACCATATATAAGAGTGTTGAATGATGTGCCAAAAACAGAGCATATCCCATTCAGTTTTCGATACATTCAGACTGAATCGCTGTTTAAGAATCAAAGCTCAGAATGGTCAGCTACATTGGAACTGAATACAGAAGCAGAGTTCTTTAGATTGTCAAAGCCTGTAGAATCTTCCGCTTTCTCAATCTCCAGTGAAAAATACAAGACACGGCTTGCTGAAAATGTGCTGTATTTTGCTGATGCAGTTTATCTGGAAGGTGTTACAGATGGCATAAAACATCAAGGCAATGCTTATTTCACAGGCGCATTAAGCTCCCAGAGATTTGCAAGCGGTTTCGCTGGATATGGTTGGGCTGTAATGAACAGCAAGTTATATGGTGGCTATGCTGCAACGTTTGATGAGTTGACTGTGCGTAAGAAGATGCGTATATATGAACTGGAAGTACAGAAAATATCGGTTACAAATGGCTCTCTATGGGTAAGTGATGCTTGTTCTGGAGACCTCGTAGAAGAAGTTTTATAAATGGCTTTATTCAACTATAAGAAATACAAGGTATCGTTGCGTCACGATACTAAGAAGACGCAAGGCTTGAAAACTGGTGATATAGTAAGGCGGCAATATTTTGACGGTAAAAATCTCATATACTCTTTGATGTGTGTATTAACATACGGAAAGGAAACTGTTGTTGATGAGGAAACGCAAGAGATAGTAGAGCGAGATTATTTTATTGGAGCCTTACTGGAAGGTGATGCGCCATCCAGTGACCAATTACTTGACTTCGCCAGAATAACCAATCTGTTTGATGAAGAACGTTCAGGAGCATTGTATCTGACAGCTTCTGATCAAGAGTCTCCATATATGGACGTTATTGATGGAATTGGCAGAAATCAGAGTTTGTGTTGGCCAGAAGACGTAAGCGCAGACTATGAAGACCCAAAATCTCAGTATGTTATAATCAATAAAGGTAAGGCGTATGGTGAGTACAAAGACACGCAGCAAGACAACAGCCGTGTGTTAAAGTTAGGCGTATCTGCCGTAGATGACAATGTATCAACTGGTATCTCCCAGGATTTTTATGAATATGTTGCAAACCCAAATCGTGTTTTAATATCATATAAAATCAAAGGAAGTAGTGAGCAAACATGGAAAGCATCGTTAGGTTATACTAATGGCGAACATACAGACGCAGAGTTTGATGTACCAGTAACGACAGAATGGCAATATAAGCTCCACGTTGTCACGATAGATTGGTCTGGAAGGCATTTACGCACATTTAAGCTACAGCGTGATTGCAGCCACGAAGATAGCGTTGAAATTGCCGACTTCAATATTATACTACTCTCCAGTCTGACCAACTTTAATGATGCAAGCCAAATTCGTGTTGGCAAGTTATCTGGACTGGTAGACCCTGTATTCGGACAGCTTGATAGCTATGGCGGTTATTTCCAGAAACTTTTCGCTTCTGGCTCTGCCCATGTATCTGGCACACTGACAGCTGGTGATGAGAATGGATTTGCAGCAACATTCTACGCTGGAAAGATACATCGCAATGCGTTTTTGAACTCGTTGGATGTCAATTTTACGTCTGGGATAGACATAAATAAAGATGTTGCAGCACCATGTGGTGTCGGCAAGGTATATTCATTTTCCAATGAAGTTGAGATACAGGCGCAGGAAGCAAGTTGGTTGAAAGAGCATATCGGTAAGGTGTATTGTCTTTCATTTTGGCTATATGCCAAGAAAGCATGTCAAATTTCAGTCTTGCAGAACAGTCATGTTGTTGGCACTTTTCGATTCTCTTCCAGTCAATGTCTTGCTTGGGAAAGGAAAAGCGTAACCTTTGAACTTTATGGAGGAGTTGATGATAATACACCATTGCTTATATCTCTTGCGCCAACCTTTGAAGGCAATGAAGATGGAGCAGAAGAGCTTGTTTATCTGTCAGCACCACAATTGGAGGAAGGCAAGACAGTTACACAATACCAACCGACAGATGAAGTAGTTAAATTCAGTGAAGATTATGGTGCATGGTTTAGCCGTGGTGGTATTGGTGGTACAATTCAAAACCCATTACTTCAATTAAATTTTGATGGAGCTGGAAGTATAGGCACACGCACGAAGTCATTCTTATTGAGAGTTGATGGCTCTGGTTATCTCGCAAATATGAATATTGAATGGGATAGCGATGGTAAGGTTACTTTTGGTGAAAACGTAACATTGAACTGGTCTAACTTAGACTCAACTGTTCGTAAGGAAATTTCCAGTAAGTCCATCAAAATCAACGGAGCTGACACATTCACTATGATGGGCGATGAATCTTCTTCAGCTACAGAGTTTTACCCCAAGACGATAACACTTAATATTGAAGAAGAAAATATAACATCAACATCCAGCCAACGTCAATGGTACTACTTAAAAGACAATGAATGGATTAAGATAAAATCTGCAAACGCCAAGCAGTATGTGGTCTATCCAGATTCGTCTATGTGGAATGATGGTAGTGTGCTAACATTAAAATGTGCAGTAACAATAGGTGCAAATACATATAGTGACACTTTTACTATTCGTAAGCAGCATATTGTCGGCTATACAGTGGAAGTGACTTCCAACCAAGGTAAGTCATTCAAGAATGGCAGTTGCTCAACTATACTTCATGCAGATGTATACTATCAAGGTAAGCTGGTTGCCCCTCAGTATGTCAAAGATAATTTTACATTCGTCTGGAAGAAATTTCATTTGCCAGATGTAAAGAATGAAGTTGATGGTTGGTGGAATGAACAGCAGGATGCTAATGGCAACATTCTCCAAGCAGCAATTGACAGAACACAACAAGAAATAGTATTGGGATATAAGATTACAGGTAGCGACCTGTTTGTGTGTGAATTACAGAATGGAAGTTCAGTATTCCCATATACATTCCCTGTTATTCTTGCTTAATATTTATCTCCATCCAGACAAATTGCTGGGTGGAGATAAAATAATTGAGATTTTCTACCCTTTGCCAATGGTGAGAATCACTATTCATCTATACAGTGAACAAAAATCTCAATAAAAATTATGGCAACAGACATTTCAAAACTGCTTAACAAGCAGCCCAACTCCAGCCAGCAAGCAGCAACGGAGACCGTTCCAGCCAATGAGAAGGTGACTTCTGATGAATGGAATACCTTAGTGCAAGCTGTGCAGGAGAATCAAGTCAGCGTTAAAGTGGTGAAGATGGGAACCAATGAGTACAAGCCTGTTGATGGCGTTGTGACTTTGCCTTATACAGCCGAAGGTTCTGAAGTCAGTTTGAAAACGACTGACGATTTGAAATCTATGGTAAGTATTACTGGTAAAGCCACATTGCACTTATTGTATACCAGTACATCGGCTGGTTACGATACAGGTAATAGTGGTGTACTTTATATCCAGACCTATGCAAATGGCCAGTGGACTACGCAAGGTACAATGGCGATGGCTTCCAAGAATATCGCAGCTGACTATGATGAAATTGATATTACCAGTTATTTATCAACTGGTAGTAATCGTGTGCGTGTGTACGTTTATGATGAAGGGTTTGGCACTCAATCAAATCCGATAATCTTTGAATCAATTGTACTTACTACATTAAGAGTAGAGTTGGCTTCAGAGTATTACCACCCTGTAACCACAGACTACCTCCAGCCATCTTATTATATATATGGTGCTGGCGTGAAGAAAACGTTGCATTTGAAGGTAAGTGGTAAAACCGCTGATGGTCAAGACGGATTCAGAGAGATTACTTACTCTATAGGCACAAACACTCACACAACTTCTGCATATACAGTAGCAGCAATTAATGACACCAGCTCTCAACCTGTCCAGATTATCAATCATGGCGTTCATACGGTTGAGGCATGGGTAACATGCGTAGATGGTTCTGGAAAGGAACTTGAATCAGAGCATATTGTAAACTCATTCATGCTCGTTGTAAATGAAGAGGATATGACTCCTTACTTGCTTGTTCAGAACCTAAAGACAAAGGTTGTGAATTACGAGCAGATTGTGTTGTTCGACTATGCGGTTTATAATCCAAGCAGTGAAGCTATAAGCATTGCCATTGTTATGAGTGATTATGACAACGTGGTGGAGTATTTGCGATTGGAGAATGAGACAATGCCAAATACGCCTAATTCTGTAGAAACAACAGTTGAGGTGGAGAATGATTCCGATGACATTCTTTATTCTTATTTGCATATTTACAGAGTTGTTGGCGGTAAAGAATATAATTTCTTGAAGGAATCGACAGGAACAGAATCTGAAATCATAACTGTTGATAATACTGAGAAGTTCAGTCCTACAAGCGGTGCTGACTTTTTCTTGAATCCGAAGGTAAGAAACAATAGTGAAGCAAATCCAGCAAGAATCTTAAATGCTGCAAAAGGCAATGTTGAATTGTCTGGAGCTAAATTTGAGAATTTTGGATTTGTAAATGACGGATGGATTAAAGCTGAAGACAAGCAAAGTGTTCTTCGTGTATTGGCTGGGCAAAAGGTAACGATACCTTATGAGCCTTGGGAGAATTTTAAGAGCAATACAGCATCAAGCATGACATTGGAGCTTGATTTCAAGATTCGTAATGTAACCAACGAGTCAGACCCTATCATCCAATGCTGCTCGATCATCCAGGCAACAGGTAATCCGCTTGGATTGTTAATGCGTCCGCTTGATGGCTATATCAACACCGTTACTCAGTCAACTGAAGCAGACCAGAACTTTGGTTGGATGGAAAATGTACGCACTCACATTGCTATCAATGTAGTTCATGCCTTACGTTCTTCTTCTACCAATTCAACAACAGTATCTCTTGTGCGTGTGTTTATCAATGGCGTTCTGAACAGAGAGTTTCCATTTGATACAGCAACAGCAAACGAATTTATTTCATCTATGGGACATGGTGGAATTAGAATCGGACAAGACGATGCAGATGTGGACATTTATTCAATCCGATGCTATCAGAAAGCCTTGTCTTCTGATGATTGTATGCAAGACTATAGTAGTACATTGCCTACATCTGAAGATAAAATTGCTTTCCGTAACGCTAATGCTATTGTACAAAACGGTGAGATAAATTATGCGCTTGCCAAGGAAAAATACAACGTACTTGTATGGCACGGCTATGAGACATATCGTTTTGCAACAAATAATCAGACAGGATGGTTGGAAATATCTTTGCTAAATGAAGATGGCACATCAGACAATGTGCATAGCGGAACTATTGGCAAAAAATACGGTAAGCTTCCAGACAAAGGACAAGGCTCTACTGCTAAGACCTACTATTGGTGGAATCAGCAGTGGGACATAAACAAGATGAAAGGTGATGATGGCAATTCGATTACTGATGACGGTTGGATAGACGGTAATGGTGATGAAAGAGGCAATGCCTATCAGCTTACAGATGATGTTCCAGCTGCCACTAAATTGGTATTGAAAATCAATTATGCTTCATCTATGCAGAGCCATAAACAAGGTGCAACAGAGCTTTACAACTTGCTTCATACAGCTATTGTTGGTCAAAACTCCATGCAAAAGGCGAATCCGAAAGCAAGAGTTGCTGTGTTGGAGCGTCCTGTGCTTTACTTCATCCAGACTCCAGATGATTCAGAGCCTGTATTCCACGGCTTAGGCACATTCGGGCCTGGTAAGATGGATAAGAAGACATGGGGATATTCGTCTGATAAGTTCCCAGACTTCGCCATGATGGAAGGCTCAGACAACAATAAGCCTTTGACGGATATGCGTGTTCCTTGGGACGATAAGGTGATATATAATGCTGATGAAGAGTATTTTGAATATGCTGGCGATGGCAATATAGACTTTGACGCTGGTCTTACATACAAAGCATCGGATGATGAGGGGCATGTAAAAGGACAGCCATTAGATACGATTACCGACTACTATAAGACTGCATGGAACTGGCTGTTCATGCACAATCCACGCATTAAGCCATATACAGACGGTAACTTCTCCACTTTCCAGGATGACACTACGGTTGACACCTCTTATCAGTACTGGATGACACAAGCTGGAGGCGGCGCATCGTTGTATGACGTGGTACGCTATGACTTTGTTGATAAGAAATGGGTTCCAGCTGGTTTGCCAGACTCATCTAATCCAAGTGGATATGCAACAAAGAACTTGAAGACGTTGTACAATAGTGCCATTAGCAATATCGCAACTGGCGCATGGTCAGAACTTAATACTGCATTTATCTCTGCTATAGTGGCAGAAGCAAGAGAAGAAATCGGTGATTATTTCAATAAGAAATCATTGCAGTTCCATTACTGCTTTGTAAACTTCTTGATAGCAGGAACGGACAATTGCTCTAAGAATACATATTATGCTCTTGACCCGATTACGCACTTGATAGAGCTGCATCAAGACGATTTGGACACCATCTTCAAGACGGATAACTCTGGCTATCAGATTAAGCCGTATTATATAGACCGCTTGCATCCATATTCAGATGAAGGCGAATTGCTCTATACAGAAGGTGGTGGTAACGTACTCTTCAATCTGATTGAATTGATGTGGGAAGGCGGTAATAACGAATTGGCTAATATGATGAACACCATTTTGAATGAAATGGCTGGATTGATTACCGCAGAAGACCAGAAGAAAGGCATTGAAAAGTCACCTTGGGGCTGCATACAAAAGTACTTTTTCTCTATTCAAGAGTACTTCCCAGCCGTAGCGTTTAATGAGACAGCTCGTATTCGTTATGAGTACCCAACTATGCTGGAATACGTCAGTGACCGTAATGTGAAGCCTATCTCTCAGTCATTGGGCGACCAGTTGCAAGCTGAAAAGCAATACATGAAACGTAGACTTGTATATGCTTCTTCGTATGCTGCTTATGGTGAGTTTGCCTTGAATGGTGGCAATGGCTTTGGATTCAATACTTATCCAAGAATAGATGGTAGCGCACCAACAGCAATATTGGACGTAACGCCACACCAGTATCTTTACCCAACAGCACGAGTTGGTCAGACTTTGCGCAACCCTCATGTTAGAGTGAAGCCGTTTGAGACTTATCATTTTGTCATTGACAATAGTGGCAATTTGGGAGATACAGTATGTGGATTGAAAGGCGGTAACTATTATCGTTCATTTGGTAATATTGGTGACTTATCTGTGAAGCCAACTAATGACTTCTCATTACAAGGCGAGCGACTGGTAGAGATTATTGCAAACCCAATCGGGAATCCAGAGTTCCGTCCTACCAGATTGAATGTCACTACAGCTTTGGTGAAGAATATTTCGCTGAAAGGCGAGAAATTGTTAGGTGGTCAGCTTGACTTATCGGTTTGTACCAGATTATCAACAGTTGATATTCGAGACACAAAGATAACAAGTGTTAAATTCCCAGCTTCAGAGTTATTGACATCTATACAGCTTGGAGGTTATCTTACAGCATTGGAAATCAATAATTTGCCGAAATTGTCTAAATTGACATTGGACGCATACGATTATTTGACCTCGTTTATTATTGGTGAGAATGTTGGTCAGTTGGATTTGTATCAGACGATTGCAGAGTTGTATGATGCAAAACATAATGAGACAGACCCATCCAGAATGTTGCAAGCACTTACAGTAAAAGACGTGAACTGGAAGAACGCTACAATAGACTTGTTGAAGTGGCTGCTCACTATTGATAACTTGAAAATTACTGGAAGCATTACGCTTGCAGCCAGTGAATATATGACGTTTGAATTGAAAAAGCAACTTATGGAACGCTTTGGCGATATAGACTCGCAAAGCAATTCGTTGTTTATTTCATACGTCCAGCGTACAATCAGTAGCATACAGATTGCTGGTGATAATACGTTCAGAGAGGCTGGTTCTCGCCAGTTTACATTAATTCCAAACAGTCCAAATGCCAACAATTTCAAGTCAATCAAATGGTCACTCACAACATCTGCATACGCTTCTGTGAATGAGAAAACAGGAGTTGTTACTTGTAATAAGATTTCAACAACAGCTTTGACTGTTACGCTGAAATGTGTTGTAGAAACTACGGACAGAACAATGGAAACCACTTTCCCATTGTATCTGTATGATCGTCAAGCAGAGTTGGGTGATTATGTGTATTCAGATGGTACATATAGCGATATGTTGAACCCTTTGAAAACAGTTATTGGAATATGTTTTTATATTGGAGCTGAAAACAATAGTGACGGCACTCCAGACCGAAGAATGGTTGCACTGAAAGACATGGAATGTCTGAATGGCGCAACATCATGTCCTTGGGGATTGTTCGGATATACTGGTAATACAGACTCCGATTATATGAACAAATATGTCATTTCTGGTATTCAAATTGAAGGTATGAATGACGCATATAATGTTGCTGGTATTACTGACTTTGGAGGTAGTGGCTTAGAGCCACGTTCCGACAATGATTCTGTATGGTATATTGGTGACAATAACTATCGTGATGAGGACAGTGGCGATAAGTATGGATTCAAGACAGGATTCCCAGCTAATACAGGAGCTGGAGACTTGCTGTTAGTCAAGCCGACTGAAGAGCAGAAGAGTATGATTGGGCCTGGATATGTTGGAGATAAAAAGATTCCAAGTGGTCAACAACACACATTGGCAATCATCCAGCATCGCAATCAGATATTGGATTCTATATCTTACCCTATTCCATCCGCACAGTATGTGAATAGCCAAATTACTCAAACAGAGATTGAAAATGTCCGTGAGTGTATAGAAAAGATAATTGCCAATATGAGTGCAGTGAAATACCAGCAATACTATTACCCAGCAGCTTCATACTGTTACGCATACGAGCCGAAAGGTTTGTTGGAAGGTGAAGAGTTAGCCGATAGATTTAAGGCACACAATTGGTATTTGCCTTCTTCTGGTGAACTTGCTCGTTTGTATTGGTATTATCAAAGAGGTAAGGATGATGATAAGAACATCTTTAAGGCAGCATTAGCTTCTGGCAAGATGACTGATTTTACGTCCTCTAATCGCTGGAGTAGTTCCGAGAGCAGCAGTTGGGGCGCATGGAGCGTCAGCTTCGGTGATGGTAACTTCTACAGCTACGGCAGCGTCAAGTACAACAGCTACGTTGTGAGGGCAGTCTCCGCATTTTAGAGAAATTTAGACCCGAATCTTACATTCGGGTCTAAATTTCTTACTTGTTTATAAACCTTAATAAGCTAAGACTCTATTCGTAAGTAAACATATATAATTAAGTCTGATATAGACGTGTATTAAAATACTGGAAATATGAAAGCAGCGCAATCATCTATATATCGCTCCATTGGAAATGTGATGATATGGTTTATCCCTGTATCAGCACGAGTTCCGAAAATAATTGCACTTCGTTGTTTGGCAGAAGAGTGTACCACTAATATGAGTGATGCACTAACTTCTGTTGCGTTGGGATTGCAATCAGAGAACTGGAACGATGTTAGAGATTGCATTGATATGGTATTGCTACACATGACTAAAGTGAAAACAGCGGTGAAGATACTCAAAGAGTATTCTGATAGAAGTGCTACAATACATATCCTCAATGATCGCCAATTATCTGTGTTCTCATTATCTATGAATAAGATAATGACCGAATTAGGTAAGTGGAGGAAGAAAGTAGAAACACGCATTGGTCCTGTTGACATTCACGAATGAAAACAAGTGGTATATATTTATTAAATGGGCGCACCACTGGGGTGAATACCTTAGTTAAGAACAAGATAGTGTGCGCAGCACAGTCCTCTAATCGCTGGAGTAGTTCCGAGAACAACAGTTGGAACGCATGGAACGTCAACTTCGGTAATGGTAACTTCAACAACAACAAGTACAACAGCTACGTTGTGAGGGCAGTCTCCGCAACTGATAAAGATATACAAAGTTGGTTAATTGCTTTTTACGATTGTTGCAAACGCAAGAAAACCAGTACTCAATGCACTCTATATCGACTTATTTTTGAAGAAGATTTACCCCTACTCGCAACTGAAGTAAAAGAACGTGCTTACCACCCTACGGTAAGCATTTGTTTTTGTGTAACCAGACCTAAATTGCGAGAAGTATTTGCTGCCAATTTTAGAGACCGTATTGTGCAGCATTGGATTTGTTTGAGATTGGAGCCACTATTTGAAGAGCGATTCCAGTCTCAAAATAACGTGTCGTATAATTGCCGAAAGAATTTTGGAACGCAGAAAGCAGTGCAGAGACTCGCCACCCAGATGTATAATGTGAGTGGCGGCTATAGATACACTGCATACGTTGGCCGTTTTGATATATGTTCTTTCTTTATGAGTATTGACTGCAAGATATTGGAAGAAATGCTCATACCATTTATAAAAGAGAACTATAAGAGTGATGATATTGACACATTAATATATCTTGTACAAGTTATTGTGCGCCATGAACCTCAGAAAAACTGTATAAAGAAAGGTCAGACAGAACTATTTGAACGTCTTGAACACAATAAAAGCTTATTTTATGCAGAGTATTTGATTGGTATGCCTATCGGAAATCTTACCAGTCAATTATTTGCCAATTTCTATATGTCATTCTTTGATGAGTATATGTTGAGGCTATGTAAACGATATAAATGTAAATATGTCAGATTTGTAGATGACTTTTGCATTACAGGACGCAAGAAAGCCAATATATTAAAGATGTATAGAATGGCAGACTTGTATTTGAAGAATAAGCTGCATCTAACATTGCATCACGATAAGTTCTATTTACAAGAAGTAAAACATGGTGTGAAATTCGTTGGAAGCGTGATTAAATATGACAGAATATATCTTAGCAATCGCACAGTTGGCAATCTGGTTAATCGTGTTAATGAAGCTGAGAGAATATGCAAGGCGGCAGTTATGGCAACTCCAGATGAAGAATTAGAAGCCTATTATAATTTGGACAAAATAGTATGCGCCTTGAATAGCTATTTCGGTTTCTTGATACATTGCAACAGCTATGCAATAAGACGCAAATTATTCAAGAATTGCACATACTTTTGGAAATGCTGCTATGTAGAAGGAAAGTTTGCCAAAGTATGTATTAAGAATCAATATAAGCTAACTCGTAAATTACTTTCAGAAGAATGAACATGAACTATCAGTATTCAGATGTCGAGCCTCAGTTTATTGTATGTAGCAGAAATCTTGGACGCAATGAATACACCATCAATTTTGATGTAGAAGAATTGAACAAAAAAGAACGGTCAGAAGGCAGAAAATACAGCTATTTGACCGTTACACTTCCAGCTGGCAATTATAGTCGAGATATTGTTATTTCTAAAATCATTGAATCAAGGTATTCTTCGGATGAAATGACCGCAGTGATTAACAACTATCTTTTGGATGATGGCGATGAGGAGTCGTTGTTAGAGTTTAAGGAAATGCAAGCATGGAGAAAACATGCCAAGGAAATTGCGGACAAATTCATATCCTCAATTTGACATCCAGCACCTTCTAATTTATAGGAAAGCCAATGCCCTTTGATGGAATTGGCTTTCCTATTCTTTTATAAAATAGAAATCAAGATGGCAACAATAGCAAAAGGTTCAATAACTCTGGTAAATGTGAATGATGCGTATTCCGTATTGTTCACTCCAGACTCATGCGCTATCAAAGCAGATTTTGACGGAACAAATCCAGATTTAACAAATGCTTATACTGACATTACTGTAGTTCGTGGTGAAGAAAAGCATACGTTTAAGTTGACATTGGCTTCATTCTCAAATACTGCTATAACATATCAGCAAATAGCGATAGACGCTTACACGAAACGCATACGACTTACCAGCATCCCTTCAGATGTATTGAGTGGAGCTTTAACATTCACTATAACCACAGATGATGAGTTTGTGGCTGATGTGACGTTCACCTATTCTGTTATACGAGAAACTTCAATGTTGGACTGGATTCTGGATTGGGAGAACAACAAGACTGTAATAGGAGATAGTTATTTAATTTCGCCCAAAATATTTGTTGGCAAAAAGGTAGAAAATGCAGAAGGATTAAAGACCCTTACTGGTGTTTATATCGGGCCAGATGATACAAATACGGCTGGTATTTACGGTTACAAAGAGGGCAAAGATGTATTTCATATAAACGCCAAAGGAGCAATGCTTGGCGGTTGGAACGTGCTAAGTGATTGTATTACAACATCAAATGAAAATGGAACAATTAGCCTTGGTGCTGATGGCAACATCTTTTACAGAACAAACAAGAATGAGCTGGTATGGTCATTGTTCCAAGATGGCAGTGCAACCTTTGCAAAAGGTAATGTTATGTTGAATAGTGATGGCAGTGCTGTATTCACAGGAAGCATCAAAGCCTCCAGTGGCAATGTAGGAGGTTGGACTATTGATGAGAATGTGCTGTACAATACTAATATTGCTTTGAATAGTGCCAAGCATATCATTGGTGTTGGAGGGTCTAACACCTTTAATGTCAATAATATTAAAGGTTCAATTCAGCAGCATGGTGGTGTCTATATGTTCTATGACAATGCCAATTCGTATGGCTTGCAAGGTTATTTGCCCAGCAAAAACATAGGTGATAATCTTTACATGATACAAAGCAGTTTTTCGCTTGGATCAATTAATCAAATTGCCAGTTGGAACTTTGATGCAGATTCTCTGTATATGGGCGCAAAGGTTAATATGCAGAAGAAATACACAGCGTCATCTGGAGATATAACAATCGGTTCGCAAGGCATGAGAGGCAACAGTTGGTATATAGATACAGACGGTTCGGTATCGTTCCTTAAAGGAGAGGTGCAATTTGCTGAATCATCTGGCTCTATGGTAGGCTGGAACCTCAATGCTAAAAGGCTGTCAAATCCAAATGTAGCCATTGTTTCTGATACAGCAAATGCTGGCATCTTTATGTCGGTAGCTGATGGCACTGACTTTAACAGCTTGGCATCATCCAGCTTGACAGATTATATAGATGCTAATGGCGGTATCTATATGAAAATTAAAACAGATGGTGTCTCATTTGCCGCATACGACCAGAACGGATATAAGATATTCAAGTTAAGAAGTAATGGAGTAAGCTCCATTGCGAACTGGAATATTGAGAATGATGCTTTGTTTGTAGGTTCTAAGAAAGTAGATGCTGGTTCATTTACAGATGCGGCTGGAAGCATAACATTCAGTGGTGCAGGTATTCGTGGTAATAAATGGAGATTGGAAGCAGATGGCTCTGGCTCTCTGGCTGGTGATATGATTTCATGGAACGCTGCTGGGGAAGTTGACTTTAAGGCAAAGGTGTCTGCTGATAACATTACAGCTGGAACTATATCTGCTTGCACAATTCAAAGTAGCACTGATAATCCAACATGGAAACTTAATCCAGATGGTTCTGGATATTTGGCTAATAGAAATATCAGTTGGAAAACTGATGGTTCTTTGACTATGAGTGGAGAAATAACAGCAAGCAGTGGTAAAATTGGTGATTTTAGTATCAACAGTGATGGCTTGTATTATGGAAACATAAGCAAATGGACTTCAACTGAAAAAACCAACATGTCACAAATCGGCCCCAACTTTGTTCGCATGGAGCAGCAAGTTGGGTATTTTTCCGCTGGCGATATTGCTTATCAAAAAATAGGTCTTGGTGCTGGCTCAGATCCTACGCAGGATTATAAGAGCGATAAATATTGTGGTTCTGCATTATATATATATCGAAAAATGAACTCTATTTCAGATATGTATTTCCCAGCAGCGCAAATAATATCTGACAATGTGGCTAACCGTAATATTGGACTTAGAGTTGTTGGTGGATTGCAAGTTCATGGAGGAATAATTGAGTCTGGGTATGTGATGGAATACACAAAATCTGGTGACGCAACAGTTTTGAATGTTAGTTTTGGCACCACGTTTTTGCTGTTCAATAGAGCAAGCGAATCAAATGACTTCTTTTTCCCAAAGCTATCACAAATAAGAGAGCAGTTGGGCATAAGCGACAAAACAAAGTCGTTTTGTGTTCCAGTTAGGGTTATATGTGGAAGTGGGTCATCTGATTGTTGTATATCAGCAGCATCCGCAGCGTCAAATAGTCCTGAGAAAGAAGAAGGCGGCTCAATAGTTGACAATAATGGCAATTGGGATTATAAAAATAACAAACATTATGGTGCTAACCGCATGGCATTAGGTGCAGGAGATTCATGGTCTTTTGCATTAATATACACCCCAAGTACAGGGTATTATATACAAATTCTTAATACGCAAAATTAATGCGCAAAGATATAGAAATACATATTGGAACAGGCGATATAACATTGCCATCCAAGAATAACTATCAATTGAGAGATTTCCAGTGGGTACAGAACCCCACTGGACTGTCTCGTTATATATATGGTGAGATTATCGTTCCAAGCAATCTGTCGGCAAATACACTCTATAACAAGGGCGTGTATGCAGCAATACCGTATACTCCTATCTACAAAGAGTTTATGGTGCGAATTAAACGGCTATATGAAAATGGGTTATATGAATACCTCCAAAATCCAGCTGACGGTACAGAATGGTTTGTTGTCAAATGCAATCTATATGGGACAAATGGATATAAGAACGTCTATGCTTCACAACTGAAGATGGTTGCAGACAATGACTATTACTTCCAGTTTGACAAAGGGATATTGAATGTATATAGCGCAATGGAATCAGACTTAAATATCGTGAAAGCAAACAGGCAAAACTCCAATATGTTATTGGCTTGTGTACCAACCAATAACTATCGTTATCCTATATCTGGTGTCGGTTTAATACGTTGGATGAATGGCAATATGGATTACACAGCATTGGCAGATACAATTAAGTCAGAGTTTACTGATGATGGCGTTGTTGTCAATTCTGCATCTTTTGATTATGATACCCACCAGTTAAGTCTGGATGCAATACCAGCAGAAGAATAATGGCAACATATAAAGTAACAACAAATCAGAACCTATTTGATGTAGCATTATTGCTATATGGCTCCATTGAAGGTCTTTTCGACCTCTTAATAAGCAATGACTGGTTGGATATGGAAACAGATTTGACACCTGGCATGGAGTTGACATACCATGATTATTTTGTAGTCAATGACGGCATGAAGAGTGCAATCAATGAAAAGAATCTTATTCCAGCGAATCGTGAACGTCATGTGTATTTGAAGCATCCGACAGAAAAATTGGTTTTGCTATGTGATATTGATGCCCATGAACATAGTGCATCGTTTAATGTAAGCGGCTCTGGCAGTATGTTGATAGATTGGGGTGATAATTCTGACATTGAGATAGTTCAGCTTACAGTAGACCAGCAAATTGTAGAGCATTATTTTGACAATGTGGCAGAGAATCGCAGAATTAAGGTATATGGCGATTTCCAAATTATAAAACTTGATACGACAAAGTTAGGTGGCGCATTAATGTTAATGCGACCGATGATAGTGGACGAATATACATCACATTCAAACAGCTATCCATTGCAAGGACTATTCTTGTTTGATGGTACAGTGTCAGTAGATTTAAGCGGTTGCCATATAGACAACTTATTGCCAATAGGAGACATGAGCTTGCAGATACTTGACTTGCGCCATGTAACATTCGCTGACGTTGCAGTGTTGGATGATTATTTCCAGTATATCGTAGATAATTATGGAAGTAGGCGAAACTGTACGGTTTATCTGTCTTCTGAGCCAACAGAGAAAGGTATGAAGGCAATAGAAACCATTCTTGGTGAAGATGCTTGGAATGAAGCAGGGAATTGGGTGTTTAACATTAAAGACAAGATATATACAAGAAAATAATGGCAAGAACATTATCAGAAATATACGCACTGGCAAAGGATTGTAGGAATGAACATCTGGAATTGACAGAGTTTCAAAATTCCTCGAAGATGTCAATATTGGATGCTATAACATGGACTACATCTGCCTGTATATGGGCATTTGAGAATATTATGGATGTATTCAAAGTAGACATTGCCAAGGACATTCAAAACCGTATTAATGGAACTCCAGCTTACTATGCCAATGCGTTGCTGAAATACCAGTCAGGCGATGATCTGGAAATTAGTGAAGACGGTACTTCGTTTTCATATCCAGCTATTGACGAGACCAAGAGAGTTGTGTCAAAGGTTGCGTATTCAGAGTCATCGCAAGATGGATTTTACGATAAACAGCTTCTATTAAAAATTGCCACTGGAGTTCCAGGCAATTATTCGCAGATAGCCGAAGATGAAATGGTGAAGATACGAGCTTATCTTAACCAAATTATATTTGCTGGTACATCTGCAAAGGTAGTCAGTAGAAAAGGAGATATATTAATCCCTCGTGTGACTGTGTACCATGACGGTGCTGTAACCAATGATGAAGTATATAATAACATTGCAGAATCATTGAATAACTATATCGGCAATATGGACTTTAATGGTGTTGTTTATGCTCAGAAAATCATAGACGCAATCCAGTCCGCAGAGCATGTAGTAGACGTTTATATAGATAATGGAGCTACAGATTTTCAAGGTATTTTCGTTGCTCAATATGATGATGACAACAATTTGATACCAACCGCACACGGTTCAGATGGCAATGTGACCAGCTATGAAAAGCGTGTAGAGCGTTGTTTTGTTCCTAATAGTGGTTATATCAAAGAAAGCACAAAGTCTGGTGACGAAGCTGCATTGCAGAATTGGAAAGAGTCCATTACGCTCAAAATTGAGGGAGAACAGTAATGAGATATTCGATAAACTTTGATAAGACCATAAATCAGCTTACGCCACACTATATTGGTGGTAGAAAGCTGATTTTGCTGATGCAAGCGTTGGTGTCACCATTGCAAATCTTGAATAAAGACTTTTCTGAATACGCAGCAGAAAAAAGAATAGAGGCATCAATGACCTCTCAGATATTGCCATTCACATGGTTTTTGAATAGGAAGTTTAAGAAATACTTCATTCAAAAGTCTGGACGTATAACGATAACCAACTTGGCAACGCTTGGTGTTCCGCTATATAACGAGAGTGCCGACATTGTTCAAGGCGATAACTTATTGCTCTATACGGAAAAAGAAGGAAAGGGAAAGGCTTTTTATTATCAGAATGAGCGAACAGACACCAATACATACAGTTTCATAGTTCATACGCCAGCGATAGATACCTCTTTGATTTCTAAAGAATCATACATATCCATGCTTACATATTGGATAGAGCGTTACAGATTGGCTGGCAAAACATATAAAATAGTATTTGACTGATGATAGAATTTAGCGCACAAACTGGTGGTCGTTACACATACGTTGACGATATAGTAAACTTGCAAGAGTTAGCACTTGCATTTTCCAGTATTTTTGCAGCATGTGACAATTTCATAGTAAGCGGTTGTGAAGTTAATGGAACTTCGATAGGTGCTGGCTATGTATATCTTAATGGAAAGTTGCGGTACTTTTCTGGAGCAACAGGAATTTCAAAGTGGCCTCAATATCTTTATGAATCAAATAAAACAGAGAGTGTAGCGTATGCAAGCGGTTCGGATAAAGTGGGACGTAATGTTTATGGATGTTCTATAAGTGCATCTATGCCAACAGTTGCAGACAGTCTAACTGGGAATGTTCCGCAATACATCCAGATTCAAAAAGTGGGTGGAAGAACACTGAACGATGCTTTTTTTGGAAAGTATGCCTTGTTGCTGAACTCTTCTGTAGGTTCACAAACGATTGGCGATGCTGTGACATTTGGCAATACCGTAAAAGTGCAAGGAGCATTGAGTATGAATGACAGCGCTTCTCTGATTAAAGGAGAGGCAGTATGTCGAATGTTTTACGATGGCAATGTCTTTCATATCCAGTCACGCATAGGCACTGGTGCAGTTTATGATTTTGCCTTTGACCCAAATAGAGGATATGTATTCTCTATTGGCGGCACAAGTATCATATCAATCTCCCAGAATGGAATCTCTTTGACGCAGCCATTGACAGTTGGCAAGAGTGTTATGGGAAGTGTAACGTGTAATGCTGACCATATTTATAATTCGGGTACAGGTTCAGATAATGGCACATTGTATATCAATTATAAAGGATATAATGATGACAATGTTTATTATCGCAATACAGTAATTGGCAATGGCAAGGGAAATGCAATTATTTCTATAAATGGAAAAAATTCCATTGTGAATCTATCTGGCACATTAATATCAGAGTCAGCATTGCCGACAGGACTTGTATTAAAACATAGCACATTGCAGCAAAACAATACAAGTTTGTCAAAAATAATAAACTGGCTTGATGCTTCAGACTCTCAGATGGCGTATGTTGGTTTCGGCTCGACAGCAGACAATGTGTTTTATATACATAATCGCATAGCAAATGTCTGTATCAATGGTCTAAGTGCTGTTAATTTGCTTCCAGCCATTATGGAGAATGGTGTACTGCTTTCAAATAAGTATGTGCAGAAAATAAACTTAGCAACACAGATGCAAAATAAGGCAGATGTAACATCTGTCTATTCTAAGAGTGATGCAGAATCTAAATTCGCAGACAAGACATTGGGGTTGAGTCAATTTATTACAGGAAGCAACACTAAGGAGACATTGCGTAGTCAAATTGGAGCCATTGCCATTGGAGCTTTAGATGACGTGCCAAGAACCTCCAAATATCTTGCTGACATGGCAAAGACCGAGACAGACAAGAAGAAAATCTGTGAAAACATAGGTGCGGCACGCTCTGGAGACTTCCAGCCAAAAATTCCAGATACAGGATGGATTAAAATTTCTGGAACAGATTTGTATGCACGTCAAATTGGCGATCATGTTTGCGTACAAGGCAATGCAGTAACGGTTCATACTGGCAAAACAATGTTTACATTACCCAACCAGATTTCTGCTCCACGCTATGATGTAGCTTTCAGAGCATCGCTTGATTGTAATTGCGATTGGGGTTGCAAGATTGCAGGGGGCAGTAAGAATTGTACTGTAATCTATTGCAATCATCATGGAAAGACAATATCTTTATCATTCTCATATATGGTATAACAATGAAAATTCATAATTTTATTAAAGACTCATACGGTATGGAACGTAATGAGCAAGAAGCGAGAAAGCAGTATGACAAAGTTACAGAATCAAGAGTTGCTGAATCTGCCGATAACGGACTGCAACCGCCAGAACCAGAAAAGAAAGAGCGTAAAAAGCGGAAGACGAAAGAAAAAGAAGTCGAAGCGTAGAGAGTTCTACGAAACACGGCTTGGCTATTTCATCCAGCACGAAGCACCTTTGGAATATGGCATTATTATGGATGTTTCTGGAGGTTGTGAGCCTAATGTTGATATGATAGAAGCACTTGGGTATGCGTCATTAAACCCTTTATTTCGTAAATCGAAATTCAGACGTGCGCTGATAGAATATCGAAAGCGAGGTTGTCATACGCATCATCCAAAACAAGCCACAGCTATAACTGAAATATCGTATATAAAGAAGCGTAGAATGTTAAAAAACATATAAATTGTATCAGAAAAGCCGTCTAAAAGCAATTTTATACGGCTTTTCTTCGTCTTTACAAAGAAAATGCTGTAACTTTGCGCTCCACAAATTGATTTCGTACATCTTCCCAATTCTTATTTTCACTTTAACGAATATCGTATGAAAGATTTCGTTGTATCGGTTAAAAAGCTAACCGATGCCGACCTCATGCGAGAAGCGTGTCAGATGACCTTTATTGGGAAGAGTCATCAATCGCTTCTCAGTATCTACAAAACAGAACACTCTCCAGTACGTTCGCAACTCTTTTGGGTAAAATTTGAGGGCATCCCCTTGTATATCTCTACCCATCTTCTTCGTCATCATGTTGGGTCAGTTCCCTTCCAGTTGACTTGCCGTTCGGACAGGCAAGGCGGTAATCCTGGACTTATTCAGAAAATCGACTATATCAAGCAACAGCTTGAAGAAGTTCCAGAACTGGATGAGGATGGTCGCAATACTGTTGTGTGTGAAGCTATTAACGATTTGACATGGCTTCAAGAAAATGCAGACCGTTATACGCCTGTCAATCTTGGATTGCTTGTCAACGCCCAGTCGCTTATTGATATGGCAAAGTTGCGGTTGTGTTTACAAGCTGCAAAGGAAACCAGAATTGTATTCCAGGCACTTAAAGACGAAATTAGAAAGGTAGACCCAGATTTGGCTGACATGATGGTTCGTAAATGTGTTTATCGTGGCGGTCTGTGTGGTGAAGCTCGCTGTTGTGGCTTTAACAAAACAACAGAATTTACAAATGAAATGCGTAGTTACGCATCCTTGTTCTCTGAAAAGCAAAGAGGACTTTATCTTCCTTCAAGCAACTAAACAACTATGAACAAAGAATGGTTAATAAAGTTAGAAAACGTGACGGAAGAATCGTTGATTTTGACTTCAACAAGATTATAGAAGCTGTCAAGAAGGCGTTTGAAAGTCAAGGTGAGAATTACCATGAAGAATTAGCAAAAACCATTTATGGTAATTTTGAACTTTTTGATGATGAAAAAATTATCTCTATTGAGACAATTCAAGATGAAGTGGAAAACATTTTAATGGATTGTGGTTACAATAAAGTAGCAAAGGCGTATATCCTCTATCGTGAGCGTCATAATGAAAGCCGCTTTATCAAAGAACGTATCGACTACATGGATAGATACAGTATGTCTGGAGATAATGCAGCTACCTCTTCAGAAACAGACTCTAATGCTAATGTGACAATGAAGAATGTCGCTAATTTGGAAGGAGAGGTATACAAAACTACCAACCGTATCATCCAGCGACAGAGAATGAAAGACGAGTTGAACAAGCTATTCCCAGAAGTTGCAAAGCAATATGAGAAAGACTTGAATCATCATATCATTTATTGTCACGATGAAGCCAGTACGCCAGTATTGAAGCAATACTGTATGGCGGTTAGTCTTTATCCACTTATGTCTGAAGGCGTTGGCAATATTGATGGAGTTACACCTTCAGCACCTAATGATTTGCAGTCATTTAGTGGTCAGATTACTAATCTGATTTTCTTGCTCTCTTCACAGTGCAAAGGTGCGGTAGCTATTAGCGAATACTTCATTGCGCTCAACTACTATGTAGTAAAAGAGTTTGGCGAGAAGTGGTATGACTATTTGTATTCTCCGACAACCACAGAGTTTTGCGGAATCCATCGAACTGTAAAAGACAACATTCTCAAAGCCTTTAAGCAGTTTGTATGGGGCATCAATCAGCCAGCAGGAAATCGTAGCTATCAATCACCATTCACAAACATTTCATACTACGATAAGACCTACTTTGATTCATTGTTTGGTGAGTTCTACTATCCAGATGGCAGTAAGCCAGAATGGAAGGCCATCGACACCCTCCAGAGATTGTTTATGAAGTGGTTTAATCGTATTCGCCTGAAGCAAGTGTTGACATTCCCAGTTGAGACATTTGCGATGGTACATGATGGCAATGACATTGTGGACAAGGAGTACAAGGATTTGTGTGCTGAAATGTATGCGGAAGGCCACTCTTTCTTCACTTACATTTCAGAAAGTGCAGACTCATTGGCGAGCTGCTGCCGATTACGCAATGAGTTGGCAGAAAACACCTTTAATCCGACATCTGGTTTGACAGGAGTGATGACTGGAAGTTGCAATGTCATTACTTTGAATATTAACCGCATCATCCAGGACTGTGTGAAGAGTTATGGCTTACATGGTGGTTGGAAAGAAAACACATCGTTTATTCGTGACCGTTTGGTAGATATTCTCCAGCGTGTATACAAGTACCATATTGCATTTAAGACGATGCTTTATGATATGGAAGACAAGAAAATGTTCGCTGCTTCCAATGGTGGCTACATCTACGTTAATAAGCTCTATTCTACTATTGGCATCAATGGCTTGAATGAAGCTGCCAGATTCTTAGGGCTGGAGGTCTCAAACAACCCAGAATATATTGCGTTTTTGCAGCTAATCCTTGGTACGATTAAGGAAGAGAATAAACAGCACTCAATCCATGATAAGAAGCGACCTTTCTTGTTTAATAGTGAGGTTGTACCAGCGGAAGGTCTTGGTGGTAAGAATTATGAATGGGACAAGGCAGATGGATATTGGGTTCCAGATGATGAAAACTTGTATAATTCATATTTCTACGAGGCACATGATGATACTTCTGTACTTGATAAGTTTGTGTTACATGGTAATCAGACTTATCAGTATACGGATGGCGGCTCTGCTGCCCATATCAATCTGGAAGAGCATTTGAGTAAGCAGCAGTATTTGAAGCTGATTGATTTTGCTATCAGCAATGGAACAAGCTATTTCACGTTCAATATTCCAAACTCTAAATGTGAGAGCTGTGGTAAAATTGTGAAGCAGCCGATAAGCCAGTGTCCTTGTTGTGGTGGTACAGACATCACACAGTACACAAGAATTATTGGTTATTTGCGACCAATTAAGAATTTTGGAATTGAACGTCAAATTGAAGCTGGAAAGCGTGTGTACAGTAAAAGAATTTAAGTATGCTAAAATATGTTGATACGAAGGTGGTTTTTCGTGAACTGCCAGACGAAATCACATTAGCTATTAATCTGAGTGGTTGCCCTTGCCATTGCGAGGGTTGCCACTCTCCTTATTTAGCTGGTGATGTAGGCACAGAGTTGGATTATGCTGCTTTAGAGAAACTGATAAAAAGCAATACAGGAATAACCGCTATATGCTTTATGGGTGGCGATGGTGATCCCAAAGCTGTATATGATTTGGCTTGCATGGTAAGAAGCGACCTTCCAGACATAAAGATTGGGTGGTATTCTGGGAGATCTAAATTGCCAGGCTGGTTTTACCCATTGAACAAGGGAGACGTGGTATTTGATTATATCAAAATTGGGCCATACATTCCCAAATATGGAGGACTTGATAAAACCACTACAAACCAAAGGCTATACAAAATAACACTTAATGAGATTGCTGGTTATGATGTGAAAGATATAACTGATTTGCTTCGTAAAACCGAGTGTATAATGTAAACAAAGGTTAAAAACATAGTTTCACTTACTATTCAAATGAAATATTCAAAATATTATAATGACTGACTATCAGCAAGTTAGAAATGTGTTAGATTTTTGATTGGTAAAAAGTTTGCAAATCATTTGCATATTTCAGTTTTTCACTGTACCTTTGCAAACAGAAAACAAAACAAAGCATCATGCGATGATTAAGAAGAAGGGCATTAGATCGGAAGAGCACACGTCTGAACTCCAGT